CTGGTCAGCGGCAACCAACACTGGAAGCTGCTCAGCGGCAACCAACACTGGAAGCTGCTCAGCGGCAACCAACACTGGAAGCTGGTCAGCGGCAACCAACACTGGAAGCTGGTCAGCGGCAACCAACACTGGAAGCTGCTCAGCGGCAACCAACACTGGAAGCCGGTCAGTGGCAACCAACACTGGAAGCCGGTCAGTGGCAACCAACACTGGAGACTGCTCAGCGGCAACCGTAGAAGGAAAAGAGAGCGTTGCAATGGCAATTGGATGCAATTCCAAAGCAAAAGGGTCTATTGGATGCTTTATTGTACTTGCTGAATGGAAGAAATTTGAAGACGAAACATACCATATTGTAGATGTGAAGTCTGCGAAAGTAGACGGAGCAAAGATAAAACCTGATACATTTTATAAACTTGTAAATGGAGAATTTATTGAAGAAGAGTAAAGGTTTGGCTCCACAGGTACCGACATACCACATGGAGCCACGTATCTAACTTAATTTGGCTAAGTTAAATACAGGACAAGTATAACACACCTTCCTGTATTTATCAAATAAATAATTAGGAGGGCATTTTTTATGTCAAAAACACACACATCCAACGAACAGAAACCACTTGCAAGCGAGATTATTTGTGATCTGGAAGCAGAAAACGCAAAACTCGAAGCAAGAAACAAGAAACTCAGTAACATTGTTTTAAAGCAGGCAGCAGTTCTTGTGGAGACATTATTGCTGCTGAATGAAGAAGGTGATTTAGGAAATGAAAATTCGTGACGAAAACCAGGTACTTTTATCAGGTGACATTCCGGCAGGGTTTGTATTCTCACATGAAGAATACGGTGGAACCAAGATGTACGAGGGAAGAATGACAATATTCAGAAAGAGTACATCTTATGATATTCTTCCGATTATTGTGCCGGAATACATGATTTCAAGAGAAACAGAGCTAATTGCCAGCGTGTATGGCGAAATGCGAAGTCGTACAGTCCGGGAAGATGGAAAGAAAAGCCTTACAGCGTATGTAAGAGCAACGAACATTCAGTACCTTGAAAGATTGGGAGAACATGATGCAAACGAAGTTTATCTGACCGGATATCTAATTAAAAAGCCAACAGTAAAGATGATTGGCGCGAACAACGACAGGAAGTTGGCAAGAATACTTCTGGCAGTAAACAGAAAGAAGAAAGACGGATATACCAGATCAGATGCAATCAGTTGTTTGTGTTGGGAAGAAAACGCAGATGCCGTAGAGAATCTAAAAAAAGGAGCGAAAATCAAGATCTGTGGAAGATTCCAGAGCCGGGAACTTTGGTCTGATCAGAGTCAAGAATGGGTAACAGCATTAGAGGTATCGGTAAAGAGATTGGAGATTTTGTAATATGAAAAAAATCGAAGTAAGAGAGATTAGATTGACCGACTTTAAAGGTCAGTCGGAAAAGAAAATAGAGTTCGGGCACAGAACAGTCGTTTCCGGGAAGAACGGATGCGGGAAAACCACACTGGCAGATGCTTTCATGTGGGTGTTCTGTGACAAGGACTACAGTTTAAAGAGCAACCCGGATATTAGACCGGATGATGGCAGAGAATGTCTGCCAAGAGTCGACATTGACCTTGTAATTGATGGAAAGCCGGTAAGCGTAGCGAAGTTCCAGAAACGCACAGAAAGCAAACCAAAGGACGGGAAGCCGGGCAAGGTTGCATTATCCAACAAATACGAAATCAACGGCGTTCCGAAAGCCGAAAGAGATTTTAAAGCCGATCTGAAAGAACGAGGGTTTGACTTTGATAATTTCCTTATGCTGTCCCATATGGAAATCTTCACAGACCTGAAAGATGCAGATGCCAGAAAGATTCTGTTCTCCATGTCAGACGGTGCCGGAAAAACAGATTTAGAGATTGTCAAGACAGTTCCAGACTGTGCCGAGTTAGTACCGCTTCTGGAAACCTACAAGGCAGATGAAATCAAAGCCATGAACAGCGCAACTCTGAAGAAGGCAGAGGAACAGTTAAAAGCCATTCCGAACCAGATTATCGGTATGGAGCATTCAAAAGTTGATGCTGATGTTGCGGAACTGGAATTGCAGAAGAACGCCTTGCAGGAACAGATTTATGACCTCGAAAAGCAGATTGCACAGGCAGGAAACGAGCGTAGCAGCAAACTCAGAGCGGAACTTTCAGACTTAGGTGTTAGAAAACATTCTTTCGAGTCAAAAGCATATGAAGAAATCTCGACAAGAAAAACTGCAATTCAAATTAAAATCAACGAGTTGCAATCGGAGAGAAATCTGAAAGTGTCAGAATTAAACAGAAAGACTTCTGCATTGGAGAGTTTGAGAGCACAGAAAAAAGATCTTCTTGAAAAATTGCAGAACGCCAGAACGCAATATCCCAAAATCAAGGATGCAGAATGGGACAACACAGTTCTGGAAAGCATTAAATCCGAGACATTCAATGATACAGAGGCCATTTGCCCGACTTGCGGTCGGAATCTTCCACCAGAGCAGATTGAGCAATTAAAGAGCGGATTCGAGCAGATGAAGCAGGAAAGAATCAATCAGCAGTTAAAGGTTAAGGAAGAATGGGAACAGGACAAGAAGCGTAAACTTGATGAAGTTATTCAGGCTGGCAACAAAGCGTCTGCCGGAATGAAAGAAGCACATAAGCAGGAAGAAACTCTCACATCTGAGATTTCCAAACTGGCAGGGGAATTAGAGCAGATTAAGACTTCTCTGGACGCAGAAAACAAGAATCTGGAAGCTATACCGAAAGAGCCAGATTTCTCAGAAAACGCCGAATATCAGCAGATTCTTACAACAATCAAAGAGAAACAGCAGGAGCTTAATTCTCTGGACGATGGCGAAGAAGCAAAGAAACAGCTTTCAGAGCAGTTATCCGGCAAGAAACAGGAATTGGCAGCAGTTAATCAGAGAATCGGAGAAGCCAACAACAACGTCCGAATTGACGAGCAGATCGAGAAGCTTCAGGAAATCCAGAAACAGTACGCGCAAAATAAAGCTGATGCGCAGATGATTCTGGACGAACTAAAATCCCTGAGCATGGCGAAGAATACAGCTCTTGAAGATGCAGTAAACCGGTATTTTGACGGGGTTAAGGTAAAACTGTTCGATACGCAGAAAAACGGCGAAGTCGTAGATGCTTGCATCTGGCACGTGCAGGACAAGGATGGTAACTGGAAGAAATTAATCGGGAATGCCAATACAGCCCTCATGATGAAAGGGAAAATTGCCATTATGGATGGTTTGCAGAAGCTTTACGGCATGAGTTATCCGATATTCGTAGACTATGCAGCAGAACTGGACAACAGCAGTCTGGCAGGTATTAAGGCAGATGCGCAGTTGATATTCTTGAAAGTTGCTGAGGGGGATATGACAGTAACAGAAGTTTAATAATTATCAGAAAAGGAGAATAAAAATGGCAGAAACTTATGATATTTCAAGAGCAACAAAAGCGCAGGAAAAATATTGTGCCGAAAAAGGTTATCCGCATTTTGCACCACATAGTGGAAAATGTTTCAGTTGCGGACAGAATATCTATTCTGAAAAAGGTCGAACAAGAAGCGGAAAAGAATGGAACGGAATTTCTGTTGAGAGAGCATCAAAGGAATTAATTACAGGATGTCCATTTTGTAATAGAACTTATTGTGATTAATAGAAAAGGAGAATTGTTATGGCAAACAAAACACAGTTAGCAACAGCAGGAGAACAGCAGGCGGCAATCGTAATCAATAATTCGTTCATTGATGGACTGACCAAACAGCTTGAAGAAAAATGCAAATACGGTCTTTCATTCCCAAAAGACTACAACCTCAGCAATGCACTTATGGGAGCATATCTGATTTTGAAAGAAACAAAAGATAGAAACAACAAACCAGTTTTGGAATCTTGCACATCTACTAGCATCGCAAACAGTCTTATGAATATGGCAACCCTTGGCTTGTCAGTTCAGAAAAAACAGGGCTATTTTATCGCTTACGGCGGTCAATGCCAGTTCCAGAGGTCGTATTTCGGAAACATTACAATCGCCAGAAGATATGGAATGAAAGATATCCATGCTGAGATCATCTATGATGGTGACAATTTCAAATACCACATTGAAGATGGGAACAAAGTTCTTGATATTCATGAGCAGGACTTTATGAATATTGACAACGATAAAATTCTTGGGGCTTATGCAGTTATTCAGATGGAAGATGGAACGAAGCATCTGGAAGTAATGAATATCAAGCAGATTAAGCAGGCTTGGAAGCAGGGCTACGGTTTCAAAGAAGACGGCAATGGAACGCATCAGAAATTTACTGACCAGATGGCAAAGAAAACAGTTATCAATCGTGCATTAAAGCAGATTATCAATAGCCATGGTGATGTTTTCGTTCAGGAAGTTGAGGAAGCCACAGAAGAAATTCCAAAGCAGGACATTATTGAACATGAAGTTGCTTATGAAATCGAGCAGAACGCCAATGCAGAAGAATTTATCACAGATGAGCCAGTGGCAATCGAAGAACAGTCAAAACAGCCAACAGTCGCAGAAGTCGTAAAGACTGCCGAGAAAGAACCAGTTCCGGCAGCAGGCAAACAGGAAACAGAGATTCCAGATTTTATGAAGCCAGAAGAGATGTGATCGCATATGATGTACTTCGACTGCATCAATTTTGATCGGTGCGATTCTGGAAAGTTCGGAAAATATATGGCTTGTATCGGGCGGTGTGAGAACTGCCCGTACTATGAGCCGGTAAAAGATTTCTTTACGAAACGAGGTGAGAACTATGAGGATTATATCCCAGGATGGAACAATCAATCTTCCGTATGAAATGACAGCATTGATTGTTTCAGAAAATTACATACAGGCGATATTTGCCGGAGGGATACAGCAAAGCCCATATGTGATGGCAAGCTATTCATCAAAGAAGAGTTGCGTAGATGTAATGTCAATGCTGAATGATGCAAGCCTTGGAATACATGCTAAAAGCCTTGTGGGAGATGTTACTAAAATTGGAATGAATGAAGTTATATTTAGATTTCCAGAGGATTACGAGGTATAAGTTGAAAGTGAGGTGGTTTGAAATGTTCATGAAAGTAATAAACACAGGCAGCCAGCCGGGGAACTGCTATGCGCTTAAATCTGAATCTGGTGAAACATTGCTTTTGGATTGCGGATGCAGGTATTCAGAGATTTTGAAAGGAATTTCCTACAGAATATCGGATGTTTCAGGGTGTCTGCTGACGCATGGACACGGAGATCACCTGAAATCGTTTCAGAATCTAATGCAGTCCGGCATTCAAATTTACACCAATGACGAGACAGTTGAGAGTGTAAACGCAATCTCTGGCGAGCTGATGATCGGATTGCCAGAAAAGAAACCAAAGGACATAGGTTCGTTCCGGGTAACGCCGTTCTACGTCCCACACGACAAGACACCAAACTTCGCGTACCTGATATCTCACGAAGAATGTGGACGGTTAATATATGCGACAGACTTCCTACATTTTCCACTTACATTCAAGAACGCGAGAATAAATCACTTCCTTATAGAATGCAATCATCTGGACGAATCGCCGGAACAGGATTCGTTTAAGTTTGAACACTCCGTCCGGGGGCACAGCAGCTTATCTACTGTAAAAGAGATTATCCGAGTGAACAAGACCGCTTCGCTCAGAACCATAACGCTATGTCACCTGTCAGAGGGATGGGGAAATCCGGAAGTGATGCAGAAGGAGATACAGGATGTTGCCGGAGATGATGTTCTGGTGCAAATCGCAAGACCGGGACTGGATGTCGACTTGAATTTATGTCCGTTTTGAAAGGAGAAAGAAATGAAAATTTGGACAGAAGAAGAACTTATTAACGACGGAAACAGATTAAGAAATGCTGAAATTACAAATGTATCATTGAATTTTAAAGATCACGGAGTACTTACTCTTGACCTCACTCTTTCTGGCGGTGGATGGGGAGTTGTGTTCGGAGGATATGTTTTAGGACATGGTTACCTTGGTTCGGAAAACTTCAAAGGTTCAAAGGCAGGGCTTGAAGCGATTATGAGAATCATGGACGTTGTTGGCGTAGACGACCTAATAGAAATGAAAGGAAAGCATGTTAGAGTTGCTACGAAAGGACTTGGACATTCAGTGAAAATTATCGGAAATTTCATTAAAGATGAATGGTTCGATTATGAAAGTTTCTTCGAAGATAAAAAACAGGAGGAATCAAATTGAATATCGTAATTTTAACAGGGCGGCTCACTGCCGACCCTGAGATGAAATACACGGCGGACAGTTCGCCGGTTGCGAATTTCTTGTTGGCAGTTCAGAGAATGTATAAGAGAGACGGAGACCCGAAATCAGATTTTATCGCTTGCGCAGTTCTTAGAGCGGCGACCGCAGAATTTCGCCAGAAGTATTTGAGAAAGGGGACAAAGGTTATCATCCACGGAAGTTGGAGAACAAGCTGCTATGTAAATAGCGATGGAGAAAAGGTCTACAAAAATAATTGTATCGTAAGCTCAATCGAATTCGCGGAGAGCAGACGGAATAACATTTCTACTCAGGAGAACGAGCCGGTACCGACACCAGCGCCAAGTGTTCCGGAAATGCCGGAGTACGATGCGGATTTACCGTTTAATTAAAAAAGCACCGACTATTTATCGGCACTTTTTACAAAATCTTGGAGAACAGTAATGACCAGATTATTAAAACTTCTGTTCTCCTGCTTGGCAATCTGCTCAAGTTGTTCTTTAAGCTGTATCGGGAACGTGATGTTAGTTCTGGTCTTGTCAGACTTGATAGCCATGCGAAATCCCTCCCTTGTTCTGGTTTAGAACATTGTAGCATTTTTGTCTATCGGTGTCAATTAGGTACCAAAGTGATACCATTTTTATCTTGCAATGCAGGTATCGAAGTGGTATCATAATGGTATCAAAGACACACCGAAAATGAATCGAGGTGATAAGTTTTTGAATAGTAACTATAAAAATTTTGTAAAAGCTAAGGCGATTGAAGCTGAGAACCGTAAGAGGTGGTTAAAAATTGACCCGCATCTGAACGACAATCCTGGAATCTACATTTTGACAAGAATTGACGAAGATGGCTTTAAATTTGGGTATGCAGGCCAGGCAAAGAAACTAATTACCAGATTATGTCAACATAGCGCGGGGCATCAACAGCACATTGATCTTAGCTTGAAAAAACATGGATTATATTCAGAAAAAAATCCATATGGTTGGCGTGTAGTACATACTAATTGTCCAGAATCAGAACTTGACGAAAAGGAACAGTATTACATCAGATGGCTTGCAGAACAAGGGTATCAGCTTAGAAACAAGACTGGTGGCTCTCAGGGAGCAGGTAAGAAACAGATTGATGAGTACAGACCGGCAAAAGGTTATTACGACGGTTTGAAACAGGGAAAGAAATCTCTTGCTAAAGAGCTGTCGCACATCATCAACACGCACCTGCAAGTTTCACTGAAGCCAGAGAAGCAGGGTAACAAAGTATCAATCCGGGCTTTTGAAAAGTTCCAGAACCTGATTGATGAGAAAACGTACGAATAAAAAATGAAAGGAGCTTGCCTTCATGTGACGCAAGGGTGCACCGGGCTTCTTTGAAATATGAAATTAAAATGCGAAATATACAGAGACTCAATGCAAAATTACAAGAAATATGCAATTCCAAGAGCACAGCTCGTTATAGCTGATGTTCCGTATAATGTAGCGAATAATTTTTACGGGAGCAACCCTATGTGGTATGTAGGGGGGGATAATAAAAATGGCGAAAGTAAACTAGCGGGAAAAGCTGCCTTTAATTCAGATTTTAATTTTAACTTATATGAATACTTTCACTTTTGTTCAAGAATGTTAAAAAAAGAAGATACAACACCTGTACCAAGAGGAAGAAGTAGCAATTCTCCATGCATGATTGTATTTTGCTCGTTTGAACAAACACAAACATTGATTAAAGCTGCTGAAAAACATGGTTTTGTGCATTATATCCCGCTTGTTTTCATAAAAAATTACAGCCCTCAAGTATTAAAAGCGAATATGCGTGTGGTTGGAGCTACGGAATACGCATTATTGTTTTACAGAGACAGGCTTCCTAAGTTTAGGAACGGCGTTCAGACTGACGAAAACGGAAAAACAATCAGAGGTACAGGGCACATGGTTTTTAACTGGTTCGATTGGGAGAAAGATGGAAAAGATATTCCTAAAATTCATCCGGCACAAAAGCCAGTCAAACTTTTAAAAAGATTGATTGAAACGTTTACTGATCCCGGAGATGTAGTAATAGACCCATGTTGCGGAAGCGGGGCAACGTTAAGAGCTGCACATGAAATAGGAAGAAATGCTTTCGGATTTGAAATTGATAGAAATTTCTTTAAGAGAGCAAAAGAAGAAATGCTTGTTTTTGAGGAAAACAGTCAGATAAGCATAGAAGATTTTTTATAAAGGAATCGTAAAAATGGATAATTTTAGACATCGGAAACATATGGAATGGAAGCAGAACCGCCGGGATATTTATTATTTTATTTTGAAATACTCAAAATCGCATAAAGGCACACCGACGACAAGAATTATATCTGATGAACTGGAAATTAGCATGACAGCCGTTCAAAGACACCTGAGACAGTTCGAAGAAGATGGATTGATCGTATTTCATGGAACTGGTTCGCACAGGACATACGAACTGATAGGAGTAAAGAAACATGAAACTGTATGACGTATACGACGGTTCAAAGTATATCGGGGAGCTAACGCTTGCTGAAATATCAGAATTGACAGGAAAGACAAGAAGTCAGATATCGCAGGCGATCAGCGGAGCATATGACATTAACGGAAGATATGCGGTCATATATGATGGGCAACAAACAATCGCATACTCAAACAAGAATGATCGCAGGATGCTGATGGAATTTGACATTCTGACTCAGAAGATAAGGAGGGCTGTTGGTTGGGGAAGTTGAAAATTAAAAAATCAAAGAATCAAAGAAGCTTAATCCCGGCGCCACTTAACATAACTGGTTTTACAATGGAGCAGGCTTCCAGGCAAACTGGCGTAAGAATCGAATCTCTTAAAACGTATTTGGATTCAAAAGAACAGGAAATTAGAGAACAGACCGTTAAAGAATTTCAGGAAAAGCTGTGGAAAGCAGAAGATTATATTGCTGTGGCAAATATTTTGATTTCTGTTATTGCAATCAAGAAAGCATGGGGATTCAAGAAAGCAAACCAGAATTTCATTGATAAGATTACCGAAGCCGAAAGATATGTTGAGGAAATCGGCGTTGAAGCAGCATATAAGGAAGTTCAGGAAGAAATGGGTTTGCAGATTGAATTTGATTCTTTTGATATTAACAAGGAATTTGGATTCGGAGAAAGCGAGGTGATGCCAGATGCAGAAACAGTTAATAATTGATTGTTTCGCAGGCTGAGGCGGAGGTGGCGCTTCAGTAGGAATTGAGATGGCACTCGGCAGACCAGTAGACATAGCGATCAATCACGACCCCGACGCTATCCTGATGCACAAGACGAATCATCCCGGAACACTGCATCTAACAGAGGATATTTTCAAAGTTGATTTGCAGAAATATGTCGGAAATCAGCACGTAGCGTTGATGTGGGCTTCGCCAGATTGTACGAGCCATTCAAAAGCAAAAGGCGGTCAGCCGAGAAAGCAGGGGCTTCGCATTCTTCCGTGGGCTGTATATAAGCACGCAAAGGCGATTCTTCCAGATGTAATCATTATGGAAAATGTAGAGGAGATACAGCAGTGGGGGCCTCTGGATGAGTCAGGAAGGCCAATTAAGAGCAGAGCAGGTGAAGACTATAACAAATTCATAGCAGCTATGAAATCCATTGGTTATAAATTTGATAGTCGGGAATTAGTAGCGGCAGATTATGGAGCACCAACGACACGAAAAAGGTGGTACGCAGTGTTTCGCAGAGATGGAAAGCCGATAGTATGGCCAAAACCTACACATAATCGTTTTGGGACAGACGGTTTGAAGCCATACGAACAGTGTGGAGATTACATTGATTGGTCAGACTTAGGCAAAAGTATATTTGACCGTCCGAAACCACTGGCAGAAGCAACACAGAAGCGAATCGCAAATGGAATCAAGAAATATATCGTTGATAATCCAGAACCGTATATTGTACGGAATAAAGATGCACTGGCATTTATCATTCAATATCATGGAGAAACCAGACAAGGCGATTCCAGAGGACAATTGCTGACTGAACCGATAAAAACCATTGATACCTCGAACAGATACGGACTTGTAACTGCATTCATTACAAAGTATTACAAGACTGGAATCGGTCAAGGATGCGACGAACCGCTCCATACAATAACCACATCACCCGGGCACTTAGGCGTGATATCTGCTTTTCTGGTTAAATATTATGGAACGGGATGCGGACAGGTGCTTAACGAGCCACTTGGAACCATTACCACAAAAGACAGGTTCGGACTGGTAAACGTTCTGGTTGATATTCATGGAGAGAAATACATCATATCAGATATTTTTCTCAGAATGCTAAAGCCGGAAGAATTAAAGGTGATGCAGGGATTTCCAAAAGATTACATTATTGATCGGGATTACAAATGGAGAAGTTACCCGATTGCAAAACAAGTAGCGAGAATCGGGAATAGTGTTGTGCCGGTTATGGCAGAAGCACTTGTGAAAGCTAATTGCCCGTATCTGAAAGTCGGAGAGCGTAAAGCCGCACCGATGATTTATATGCAGAATAACGGACAGGTAGCGTTTGGATAGGAGAAAAATGAAGTTTAAACATAGAAAGGAATAACACTTATCCTCGTGAAACGAGGTTCCACCTAATCAGAATAGGTCGGGTAAAATTTGATAAATGCTAGAATGGAACTCCTTGGTTCTCCTGCGTAGGGCAGAACAGACTAACGGTCAGAGGTAATAACTCCCAAGGATATAAAGCAGATTGTAAAATTGCCATACGGATAATTGTAGTATGGCGTGTGAAAGAATTAATTGAAAAATCCATAGATAGGTTGAAACTGGCAAGCGAAATTTCACTGAAGCATTATAACAAACCGCTTGTATGTGAGTATTCCGGCGGAAAGGATTCGGATGTACTTCTGGAATTATTCAGATCATCTGGAATCCCGTTCGAGGTTCATAATTCACATACCACTGTTGACGCACCGCAGACAGTAAGACATATCAAAACCGTGTTTTCTGAATTATCAGACAAAGGTGTTAAATGCGAAATTGACTATCATGCGCAGAAAAACGGAAAGCACCTTACAATGTGGAATCTCATTCCCAGAAAGCTAATGCCACCTACCAGAATCGTTCGGTATTGCTGCTCAGAACTAAAGGAAAGCGGTAATCCAAACAGAATGATTGCAACAGGCGTTAGATGGGCTGAAAGCAGTAAGAGAAGCAACAGAAGCCCATTTGAAGTATTGGGGCAGACGGCAAGTAGAAGCATTGGCGTTTCTGACGAGAAAATGCTTATCACAGACAATGGTGATACTCGAAGGTTGTTTGAAAATTGCCAGATGAAAGCAAAGACAGTAGTCAATCCAATCATTGATTGGACAGATCAGAATATCTGGCAGTTCATTGGAGAGAAAGATATTCGGGTATGCGAACTATATCAATGTGGATATGATAGGCTAGGTTGTTTAGGCTGTCCACTTGCATCAAAGAAGCAGAGAGAAAAAGAAATGTATGATTTTCCAAAGTACAAACGAGCCTACATACATTCTTTTGACAGAATGATTGAGGAACGCCGGATGCGTGGAAAAGATACAAAGTGGAGTTGCGGTGAAGAAGTCTATCTATGGTGGATGCAAGACAACAACGTAGTTGGTCAGATGGAATTGTCTGATTTTATTGAATATTGAGAAATCATGGATGACTGCACAATAGCGTGCCAGTTACTCACATGGGGAAAGTGAGGATGAGAAATGAAATTCAAAAGTAATGCAAAATATAACGAAGAACTTAAAACCGGAAGTGTTTTTGCTTTAAAAAGCAATTCTTTGGGAATTGTTATCCACAAATACGTTGGTTGTGGAGATGCACTGTTTCTCAACTGTAGTGCATTGGATATTTTCAACTACGATCTTGAAACAGAAGATTTTGGCGAAGCTGTCAGTAAAGCGAAAGAAATTATCATGAGTAAAGTTAAGAAAATCAGAGAGGATGCTTACAAATTCTATTCAGACAACAACATTGAATTTGATAGATATTAAGGAGGACAAAAAATGAGCTACTGTGACGGAACCTGTAAGTATCTGAATGCAAGAAAACACAAATGCGAATTGACAGGAGAAAAACTCACATACATGAAATGGAGTCGTGGAATCGAGTATTCAGTGCATGAACACAGAGGATTCTGTGAGAAAGATAAGGAGGACGCAAAATGTTAATTCCAATAGTACCGGCAAAAGAATTTAAAAGATTCGGTTTCAAGAAATGTGCCGGATATTACGGGAAACATGGATGTTATTATCTTTGTGTTTCCAGGGGAATCAAAATGCTTTTTGTAAGCGATAAAGTATTTGGTATAAACAACTGGAAAGACGATGATCCGAGAATCCATAAAACCCCAAATTGTAGGTATAGAGACAAAAGAACAAGCCTTGACATTATATATGAACTGATTAAGGCTGGAATGTTAAAGAGCGAATTCGATGAGGAGGATACAAAATGTTAATCAGAAGTCAGGATAAAGAAATGATAATAAACATGGCTGCAACCAATCAGATTTATGTCAGAGAAGTATATCTACTAAGCGGAAGTTTGTTTGATATAATCTCTGATGAAATGAGATTAGAACATTATTCCATCAAAGAAAAAGCCATGAAAGTACTGGATATGATTCAGGAAGCCTATGCAGATGCAAAATTAAATGAAATTCTTCTTCCTGATGTCTGCAAATCGGCTAGTGAATCTCAGATGGGAAAAGATAATACATTAATTGCAAAAACTATTAGAAAAGATTTTATGAAAAAAATGATATTTCAGATGCCAGAAGATTCGGAGGTAGAAGCACGAGCGATGAAATGATACTTATTAAGAACGAAGATGGAACATTTAGTACATATAATGACACTTATGACATTGTAATACATTGCGAATCAAAATAGGAACAGGAGAAAACTATTGAGCGTTTAAAATCCACTAACTGGATTCCGGTCAGTGAGAGATTGCCAGAGATCAAAATGGATTATAAGGAATGCTATTTGGTTACAGATGGCAGACTTTGTTGGATGGCATATTACACATCTGAAAAAGAATGGATTTTTTGCAGATTGTACAAATTGCAAAGATAAAATTGATTGGACAGATGTTATTGCATGGACGCCACTTCCAGAACCAAATAAGGAGACCGAATAAATGTTAAAAATAATACGATGCAAAGGAAACGGGCAAGGTAGCTGCAAGGGATGCAACGATAAAGGCATCTGGAACAGACACTGGATGTGCTTCTTATACAAGATAGAGGGGCTTGAAGGCTGTTACTGTAGAAAATGCGTAAAGGAAATCATGCGGGAGGAGGACTAAACATGACAGTAAAGCAGTTATTGGACGTTATAGATAAGAAAACAATGGTAGAAGTCAGAGGCGAGCACGACTGTGAACTTATATTTTCTACAAACAGAAATTGTGGATACTATACAAAAGACACTTTTGAAGAGATAAAAGAAAATACAGTCACACAGATTACTGCACTCGAAGAAGATCTGATTGTTATTTATATTGATTCTGAGATATGGAGGGAATAATCAATGGAAATATCAATTTTCAAAAAGGACGGGAAGAACTACACCAGATTCAAGGTCACGCTAAAGGAGTTTAAATCTTTGAGAGGTCTGCTGATAAAGTATGGCATTGATACTTCAGAGCCGGTCAAGAAAAACAGCAGATACATTTATTTCGAGGAAGAGGGTGACTGGATTAATGGGAAGATGTAAATTAGACTGCCCGGACGGTGAAACACAGTGCTGCATCTGCTGTACTAAGCAGGATTCCTGCCAGTGTAAATGTGATGATATGGACAGTTATGAATATGCGGAGGAGTGTGAAGATTATGAGACTGATTGAAGGTAAAACTTTTTACAATAAAAGCTGGTACGGAAGCTATAAAAGTATGATTGAACGTTGCTATAGAAAGGAAGCGCATAATTATCCACTTTATGGTGGGAGAGGTATTGTTGTCTGCGAAGAGTGGAAAGATATCGAAAAATTTGAAAATTGGGTTAACATAAGCGGATACAAAAAAGGGCTTTCGTTAGACCGAATAGACGTAAATGGAAATTATGAACCAGATAATTGTAGATGGGCTACGCCAGAAGAACAAGCAAATAACAGAAGGAATACTCTGTATGTTGAAATTAATGGAGAAACCCACACAATATCCGAATGGTCTAAAATTACTAGCATAAAAAGGAGCACTATTAATAATAGATATTGTCGTGGCGACAGAGGTATAGATTTGATAAGGAAGGTAAGGAGAAAACATGGCTAGACTAATAGACGCAGACAAAATAATTGACTCTCTTGGAATTTCGGATATGGATTTTGCAATAGGTGCAGTTATTGACGAACAGCCGACAGCTTTTGATGTGGATAAGGTTGTGGAGCGGTTAGAAGAAGAAAAGAAGAGAGCATTTAAACTATGTTTGGGAACTAATGACAGCACGCAAAGGCTGAAATACATTGAAAAAGAACAGACGATAGCTTTAGCAATCGAAATTGTAAAAGGTGGTGGAGTTGAATGAGAGAAATTCTTTTCAAGGGAAAGCGGATTGATAATGGAGAATGGGTTGAGGGATGTTACGCGGAATGCAATGGCAAGACATTCATTGGAATTGATATATCCATTGGCATTGATGATATATTTGAGGTTTTTTGTACTTCTGTAATTAGGTGGCTTGAAGTCGATCCAGAAACCCTCTGCCAGTTCACGGGGGAGACTGACAAGAACGGTAAGAGGATCTGGGAGAGCGATGTTGTTTGGCTTGTTTATGATGGGAAAGAACATATTTATCAGATAGTTTGGGATAACTCTGAATTAGATTTTAAAGCGACCAATGGTGAAGAAAATTACGGATCGAATTTTGAATATTTACTATGTTGCGATGAAATTGAAGTTATTGGAAACATTTTCGACAATAAAGAATTATTACAAGGAAGTGTAAAATGAGAGAGTTTATACATGGTGACTGCATGAAATATTTACCGGAATTTCCGGACGATTACTTTGATATTGCCATAGTAGACCCTCCATATGGAATAAAAGAGCATGGAGGAAAGAATCGAAGTAAATATGTAAAGCAGAAAAATGGAAGTTCTATATACGTTCCAGACGGAGGATATAAAAATTTTGGATGGGACAATTCGCCTCCTGAACCTGAATATTTTAAACAATTGTTCAGAGTTTCTAAAAATCAAATTATATGGGGAGCAAATTATTTTGATTACCCAATGACTGGCGGGATGATTATATGGGATAAATGCAATGATGGTTCCGACCAGTCTGATGCAGAAATTGCGTTCAACAGTCTAACAAGAAGAGTAGATATATTCAGATACATGTGGAGAGGAATGTTTCAAGGAAAATCAATTGCTGAAGGAACTATTCAACAAGGAAATAAGAAATTAAATGAAAAGAGAATTCATCCAACACAGAAGCCGGTAAATCTATACAGGTGGATTTGCCAGAAATATCTGCAGAAAGGAATGATGGTGCTTGATACACATACAGGAAGTGCCAGCTCTCTAATTGCTTATGAAGAATATGGGATCGAATATATAGCTTTTGAAATTAATGAAGAATATTACCTCAACGCAAAGAAGCGGTTGAATGAGTTTAAACAGCAGTATACATTATTTGATTACGGATTGGAGGAACACAAATGAGTAGTGCAAGCGTAAGATTCGGAACAAAAGCGTATGTATGCGCAAGGTACTTCCTTAGACCGGGAAAGTGCTTCAAATACATCGACCAGCGTGGCGAAGATGCCACAGAACACATCTATGAGGTCATGGCGTTATATCCTTATTGTGTATTGTTAAGAGATACCAGAAACGGAGTCAGAACTTGCCCGGGATATAACACTTTGAGCCTGATGTTGAGAGGAAGTGAAGTAAATGCGTAAATCAGTGTTAGTGATGAATACACCAAAGAATTGCTTAGATTGTAGATTCTGTTATGAATTAGATGAAGGTGTTGAAGCATGTTGTTCAATCTCAGATGATGATGAAGGCGCAATTCTCATGAAGAAAATTGATTGTGAACATGGATATTGCCAAGGCAAGCCCGATTGGTGCCCATTGAAGCCATTGCCAGAGGAGAAAGAAGAGGAATGTTGGAGAAGTAAACTTAGTCTTGCATGGATTCGAGGTTGGAACACTTGTATTAGCAAAATTACAGGAGGAGAATGATACATGGCGATGAATATAAACGAAACTGTGAAAAAGTGTAATGTTTGCGGCAAATGGAAAACCACAGCGTATGAACCGGATTATCCGATACTTAATGATAGCTGTTTTAGGTATCCGAAAGCGATTTTTATTTGCGAAGAATGTATGAAAAAGCGCGAAGAAAAGAATATGTTTTTGTGAGGTGAAGCAGATGATTAATTTAACAGGAAAAAGCGTGTTTGTAAAGACACAGAAAGAATATTTGAGTGTTCTGAAAATGGCAGAGCTTCAGGGGTTCACATGGGCGAGAGAAAACCATTTAAACCATATCATAATTCTACTTCCAAACATATTGAATTTTTACAACAGCAAGATCGTTACCTACGGCTATGTTGAAAAGACATTGTATGAAGCATCTGAAATTATCGAAGACAAAGAAAAAATCAAGGATGCAGTAAACTTTGTCAGAAAATTCACTAGATACCCAGACAGAACAGTATTGGTGGACTCATTTGTTGAGTCCTTAAAGATACTTGTAGATACTGTAGAAAGTCAGATGGAAGAGGTGAAGTAGATGAAAATAACTGCAATTGCAAGAGAAGATTTAAGTAATATATATGGCGGCTTAGTTCCAAATGAAATTAAATTAGAACTCAGCGGACAGATCGTACCAGACAGTTATGGCGAACGAATCGGATACTACGATGTAGAAAAAAAATCTTACGTGTCATATTTCAAGAAAGACAAAGAAGAATGTAATACAGATTGTTTTGATGCCTACAAAAATAGTGGTTGCGTCAAAGAAAAAAGGCATGAAATATATACGGAACGTGATATCAAAGAGGTGATTGATTATTATCTTATGTATGATATCAAGGAAAGCAGTAAGAACGAACCGACTGAAACTGAAGATTATATTAGTCGTGGAATATATATAAATGGATATCATAAATGTAGATATGAGCTTTTGTTTGCAGCTGATGGAATGATCTCGAGAGTAGTTGTTGAACATAAGACCAATAATATCCCTATGTATGATTTTATAAAAGAAATGGAAGATGATATATCAGAGATTCTTAAAGACGATTCTTGCGAAGACAATATTTTCTATGGAATTATAAAGAATCATGAAATCATGATGTTTGATGAATTTGCGTGTGGAAACAATGTTGAAATCGAAAATGCAGATGACCTTACCGAAATGCTGGCATCTGTTAGGATGCTCAGTTGCGAGTTCGTTGAAAATGGTTCTAAGTGAGGTGAAATAGATGGAGAGATTAACACTTGACGATATGATAAAGGCACTTAAATGCGTTGCCAGCCAGGATACTATAGGTGATTGCTATGCAGGCCACGAAAACTTCATGCATAGGAATGATGAGCATAAACGCATTGTCTGTGGAACTGGCGAGGATTTAAGAGATTATATAAGCGGGAAGGAAGCGGTTGGATGCTCGTATTATCAAAATACTTATGGATGTTGTTTTGAAAATGGGGAATTATCTTGGTTGAAAGATGTTGCAGAACTGCTGAAAGAACTGAAATCTTACAAAGACTTAGAAGAATAGGGATTGCTTGTGAGATTACCGTGCAAGGTTGGAGATACGGTATGGGATAACGATTTTGGATATCCGGAATCGTATGAAATAAAAGCATTTTCATATGGATATTGTGATAGTTATGTTGAGCCAGATATAGAAGATCAAATTATATTTTACTATGAAAATTATAGCGGTTCAATAACAGGAGCTTTTCCAATGAGCGAAATTGGTAAAACCGTATTCCTCACCCGTGAAGAAGCCGAGAAGAAGCTAGAGAAGCTTCAAAATAATGCCTGAAACAGCGTTTTCGTTGAAAGAATAGGAGAGATATTTATGTTTGCACAAATCAAAGACATAAAAGATTACATTCATAAGTGCAATGTTGAGAAGTTGCCCATCACTTATGATGATAAAATGGAAGTGAATTTATTCGGCAATAAAATTTTAGTAGAAAGAAATGAATGGTTATGGCATTTACATTTAAAATTAACTGATGTATGCAATGCAAAATGCTTCTTCTGTGTGGAGCAGAACGCTGAACGTTGTGAAAATGCAGAGTATTTCGTAAAACAAGTTGATGAAATGTTAACTGAAATGGAAAATGCTGGTATTTTATATTCTGTTTCCGTCACAGGTGGTGAACCATTGTTGTTTAAGAAGTTTGACAAACTATGTGATGTATTAAGAAATCATAATATTAAATTTCTTACAATGAATACAAATGGTAAATATTTAGAAGATAATCTTGATAAAATTGATGGGTTGTTTGATTTTGTGGATATTAGTCGCCATGCAATTTCTGATAAGAGAAATAATGAAATTTTTGATACATATATGCCTTCCTTATCTGACTTAAAACGTATCAAAGGTAAATTAGTTAAAACAAAAATGAGATTGCAATGTGTATTATGTGACGCAAATACGATTGAAAATGTATTAGAAATGATAGATGCGTATTCGTTTGCGGATGATTTATCTTTTAGAAAGCTCATGAAGTTGAGTGACCGGAGTGGAATTAAATATGACGATAAAGAGAAATTATGCGATGAGATTCTTGAATATGCATATAATCATTTTGAGTTAGTAGAGCAAACAATTCAAGATTATTATGTATATGAAATATGGAAATGTAAAAATACATTAATTACTTTTAGTTATTCAAATATGAAAATGTTAAGCGAAGTTGAGAAAGCAGAAGATGATCATGTTTGCAGAGAATTTATTATTCATCCAGATGGCACGATCTCAGGTAGTTGGAATAAAAATATGAAAGTGATTAAGAATTGAAATGTTGTTTTCGAAGGAGGATTAAAATGAAACCAGAAGAAGCAATTAAAATCTTACAGGAACGTATTGGCTTAACTAAAAGGGTCTGGTCGAATGTACCAGAAATTATTGAGTACCGTGAAGCATTAGAATTAGCAGTTAAAGCGTTAGAAAATCAGACCCCAATGAAACCAAATAATATAAAATCTATTTTTGATTTTTCCGGCAGATACTATACGACAAAGGGAAATTGCCCAGTTTGTAATAGAGAGGGACTTTATAAATCAGATTTTTATTGTAATAAGTGTGGACAGAAATTAGATTGGGGTGAGGAAAATGGCAGATAAAACATGCAAAACTTGTATTGAAAACGACAACGGGCTGTGTGACCGCAAAGGCATCCTGATAGAGGAAGATGATAGCTGTGAAAATCACACAAAAAACTGGATGGACTCTTTAATGGAGAAATTCATCCGAAAATCAATGCGGTAAGGGTGGAAATGCCATTACCAGACGGGAAGGTGGCTAAATGACAAAGGTGAGTTGGATTCGATTAGAAATAGATATGTTTGACAACAAGAAAATCCGGCATATCAGAAAACTTCCAGAGGGGAACAATATCGTGCTGATCTGGATGATGCTCCTGACGATGGCAGGGCGTTGTAATTCAAACGGGATTATTTTTCTGACAGAGAATATTCCATATACAAACAAGATGCTGGCTGACGAACTGGATTTTGATGAAAGTGTGATTGAGCTTGCACTTACAATTCTTGAAAAGTTCGGCATGATAACCAGAGACGGAACATTGCTTTCAATCCCCGGATGGGAAGAACACCAGAACATTGACGGGCTTGAAAAAATCAGAGAACAGACAAGAAAACGGGTCGCCGAGCACAGAAAACGTCAGAAAGAATTATCAGAGGAAGAACGTACGCCAGAGATTCCAGAGCAGATTTCTTGCGAAAAAGATTTAGTCAAACCCGGTGATGTGCAGAAAGTAGTTGATGAGTGGAATAAACTTCAGCAGTTCGGTATTCAGCCAATCGCAAGAATGACAGCAAGGCGAACACAAATGCTGAAAGCAAGAATCCGAGAATACGGCATGGACAAGGTAATGGAAGCGTTGAAAAATGTGCAAAACAGTGACTTCCTCATGGGAAAGAAAACTGATTTTATGATAAATTTTGAATGGTTCGTGAAACCAAACAACTTCTTAAAAATACTTGAAAACAAATACCATAACAGGGAGGATATGCGAAATGGAACTGACGCAACTCAAAGAAATGTCGAACCACTCGTCCCACTTGGAGAATGGAACGGAGAAGAATCAGACACCCCGTTCGCTTGAATGCCCTGAATGTGGGAACAGCGGGTGGAGATGGGTAAGAGATGCAAGTGGTATTCCATATTGCGAGGAATGCCCTTGCGGAATCAGAAAAAGAATAATCCTTGAAAATCAATTGAAATTTGCAGAGCTTCCAAACGTGTTTAAAGACTCAAATTTCAATGATTTGAAGTCAAGTGTATATTTGGGCACTGAGAGTCGAAAAGTATTTTCTCAGGCGGCTCAGGCGGTAAATTACTGGTTTAAAAATCTTCCTGATATGCAGAAGAAAGGAATAGGGTTATACCTTTTCTCAAATGCAAAAGGTTCTGGCAAAACCAAAACAGTATGCAGCTTGGCAAATAAGATCATGAAAAAATACCAGAAGCCTGTCAAATTCACCACGTCTCTCAGAATCCTTGATGAAATCAAGAACACATGGGGAGACAAAGGGAATGCGGAAGGAAAGTTGATAGAGGATTTGTCCAGAACAGAAGTCCTTATCATTGACGACTTCGGCGCTGATTCTGGAAAAGAATGGATTAATGAAAGATTCTATAGCATTATCAACGGGAGGTATGTCGACAGGAAAATCACTATATTCACGAGCAACTGCCAGATATCAGAACTAAAATATGATGATAGAATCACCAATAGGATTCTTGAGCGGTCGCTCGAAATCCCTTTTCCAGAGGAATCTGTCAGAGAACATATAGCACAACATTTGAAAATGAAGATGGTACATGGAATGCGAGGTAAAGAGAGTGAAAATAGCTGTTAAACCATGGGGTGAAATGTCTGTCAGAGAAATTCAGAATTTAAAAGAAAAGCAATGTAAGCATTGTGATTATTTTTCAAAGAATAATTCTGGATGGTTATCATATGGAACTTGTGATTACATCCTTATCAATGATCGCATGAGAGGATGCCTACCGACAGAATGCGTAATGAAAGGGATTTTTAAAAGAAGAACAGGAACAAAAAGAAGAACAGCTTTAAGAATCTAAACCTTTGAAAGGAAAAGAAATGAGAACAATAAGCGAAATGTATAAACGTTCCGGCGGAACTGCGTATCAGCACAATTGTTCTGAGTGCAGATTTTATAGGGACGGAAAAAGGGGAAAATGTCTGATGTACGGCGGTGATCGGGACTGGCATGGAAATTTTATTGCCTGCAAATTCTTCAATGTTGAAGATGATATGCCGGAAGGACAGATGAATATTTTTGATTATGTGTGAAAGAAAGGAGGAACGAGGAGCCGCTGGCCAGCGAAAGGATATCCCGGTTCCTCCTTATTTTTTATGAATAATGACGACTTGAAATATGCAATTGAGAATGGTATCATCAATTTGTCTCACATACAAGAGCAAGTTGAAATGAATAAAAGGGAAGAAATTTTAAAAGAATACAGGGACAGCATGTGGAAGGCATCTGACGGATACTGGAAAATCCGTATGACTTATGACGAAACCGGACAGAGAAAGATGTTTAAGCGTCGGTCTAAACAGGATTTAGAAGACTTGATTGTAAAGACGCACCGGGAGAAAACAGAGAATCCGAAAATCAAGGCTGTATTTGAAGAGTGGGCGCAGCGTAAGGTTGACTTAAATAAGATTTCTATACAAACCTATCAGAGATATCAGCAGGACTTTAATCGCTTTTTTGGGGACATGGGCGAACGCAGGATTAAAGATATTGAGTCAGAGGATATCAGCAACTTCCTGGAAGAACAGATTAGTGAACACAATCTAACCGCAAAAGCTTTCTGCAATCTTAAGACAATTACCAGAGGCACCCTGAAATGGGCGAAGCGCAACAAGCTGATTGATTGGAACGTGCAGGAATTATTCTATGACTTGGATGTCACCGATAAATCGTTCAAAAGAAATATCAAAGAAGATTCGGAAGAAGTATTCAACGACGCTGAAATGGACAGGATGATTGACTACTTGAAAGACAATCAGGACATAGTAAATCTTGGCATTATGCTTATGTTCGTAACCGGTCTGAGAGTTGGGGAGCTATGCGCTTTGAAATGGAATGACTGGCTGCCACATATCAGTACGATTAAAGTCAGAAGAACGGAAGTAAGGCATTTTGAAAACCATAAAGGCATTTTTGAAGTAAGAGACTTTCCGAAAACAGAAGCAGGCGTAAGAAATGTAGTGGTTCCTCAGGGGTGTACATGGATATTGCAGAAGCTTAGAAATATGTCGACATTCTGCGAATATATATTTTCCAAAGATGGAAAGCGATTAAATACTTATTCGTTCAGGAACCGGTTAAGAACAGTGTGCAAGAAAACTGGCTGTATTCAAAAATCACCGCATAAAATAAGGAAAACATATTGCACAATATTACTCGATCACAGCATAGATAATCAGATGGTCACATCACAGATGGGCCACACAAATATTTCATGTTCCGAGAACTACTACCACAGAGACCGAAAGGATCTCAAGAAGAAACAAAAAATCATGGACAGCATAGATGAATTTATGGTAGTATCAAGATAGATTTTTCGAGAGGGAACAGTCAGGGAACAAAAAGGAACACCCTATAAAAAGTTAGAAGCATTGGTTTTATAGGAAAGATAGTAGTTTAAAGATACGTTCGATTCCCGTACTGGCTGCTAACGAAAACCTTGTAAAATCAAGGCTTTTTGTGCTTTTTAGGGGTATGAAAAATAGCTGAGGGAACAGGCTAGGGAACAGAACAAACATTCGAATTAAAACCATAGGAGGAAAGCTTGTGTGTGAGACGCAGGTAATCCATTGTCAGACGGCAGAAATGCGGTCTTTTTTTATTGTCTAAAATGTGCTAACATAATGCTATGGAGGTGGGCTTTATGATGCAGATACACACCGCATACGATGTGATGAAAGAATACCTGATAACCGGAGCAGAGCTTGACGGACAGTTTCAGATACCAGTTATCCCGCCAGCGCAACTGACACCTAAGAAAAGCATAGATTTCGTTTCTTCAAAATCCAGATCGTTGAAAGGACATAAGGACCTGACCGTAAATTTTTATATTGATGACAAGAGTTTCTTACAGGTATGGAATCAGCCGGACCAGTACGTTGAACATCTCAAATGTTTCCATTCGGTTTGCAGTCCGGATTTCACAATTGCTTCCGGGATGCCAAGTGCGTTGAACATCTACAACCTGTACAGAAACCATGCTTTAGGCTATTATTGGGCGGTTATGGGCGTTAAAATTATCCCGTCCGTAAATATTATTAGCCCAAAGGAAATGCCGTGGATATTCGACGGAACGCCACACAGAAGCACTGTGTCATGTTGTACCAATGGCAGAGTGCGGTCTAAGTCTGCCAGAATGGAATTTTGCGAGAATTTTAAAGAAATGCTTGACGCAATAGAGCCGACAAAGGTTGTGATCGTTGGCATCGTACCGGACGAACTTAATGTGGATGTGCCAATTATAAACCTCAATTCACGTAGTCAGAACATGAAGGAGATGTTCAGAAAGGAAGGACCATGGGAACAGTCAGTAGCGGATCAGCAAAACGAAGAAACAAAGAAACCGGTCGGCAGAAGAAACGCCGAAGCAGACTTTTCAGTATTGTGGGACGAAGAAACATGACTGGAAAAGATGAATTGAATGTGATGAAGTGAAAATTTACATCACGCCAATCTACGTTATAGAAAATTATATACAGAATGCACAAAAAATAAAAAGTCGCAGGTCTGAATTAGTTTCAGATTTCTGCGATTTTTTTCAGATTTTCCCAGTTCAAACTGTCCCGGTTTTGATACTGTTTCTGACTTGTCATACATTTCCTTGGTACTCTTGCCTCATCCCGGGACCGTTTCGGCAACCGCCAGCCGATCAGTAACAGACCACTACGGGAACCCGTGAAAGTCCCACCGCCCTATATAATCTGGTAAACCGGAGCTAATAACACAGCCTGCCGGGGATAACCCGGAAGCAGACCGGGAACAGCTGCGGAAGCGCAGAACCAGCGCCAAACACATCCAGAAGCAAACGTTGTAAAATGCGTTTAAAAACGTTTTTTGTGCGCCGTTGGTAAAATATACAGGAATTACATAAAACTCGCTTAAAAAGCCAAATACGGCGTTATAGAAGCATTTAAGGCACAAACGCCCAAGTAAAAAGCGTACAGAAACAAGACCGCCGGAGCGATTACAAACAAACTTCAGCATAGCTTCGCACAGTCCGGAAGTATAAAGACCAGACCGGGCGAAGCGTCCGCACAGCTATACACAGTAATAATAACCCCGTTGCACTCTGCCGTCAATCCCTGTTAGCAATTTGATATTCGAAGATTTAAGACGCTTTTATATACTTACGATAAAATATATCAGAATCACGCTAAAAGCCGTTAAAACGTCGAACAGAAGCCGATACAGATATATATAATTGTCAATGTGCATCAAACCAGGACATAAAGCCCCCGGCGAAGTCCTGCACAGGTCACGAACCACCGCCGCCCGGAGCGGATGCAGGACATCAGAAAAAGAGCAGCGTTTTTTACTGTTCTAAATAATTTATATTCGTGATCTGCGGTAAGTCCCGGAAGAACTCAGAAAAACCGCCGTCAGTGATATTATATTGGCGGTCTGATGTTGGAATCATGCGGCCATCTTTTATTTCCATACAGGAAAGTTGTAAATATCCCGGCCTTTTAGTGGATTTATGCAGAGCGTACCGCATAAAAGACACCGCCCCAGACTGACACCGCACCGGCGGCAAGTCGTACCAGATCAGCGGAACTGCACCGGAAGAAATAGCATCAAATACTTTTCTAGCGTCCTTTTCTGCCGATTCTTTAATTTTATCAACTTCGGAAAAATCGCCGCTTTTTATGGCATCAATAGTCTGTTTTGACGATGGTTTTATAATTCTATCTATCATATAAAAGCCCCTTTCTGGTTAGAAAAACAGGCGGGAAAGCCCGCCCGAAATTCGTTTATTTAGTCCAAACAATCCTAATTTCTTTTTACAAACTCGATTTCTGTATGATTTTCCCCGGTCACCTCGTTTACAAATGCCAAAATTCCGGTTCTTGTGAAATCAAAACGCGAAAAATCAAATCCCTTTTGCGCAAGCCTATATTCATAAGAGCGCCCGCAGCCCTCAGAGTCGTAGTATGTGCCGTCGACATGTAACGCGTTAGGTTGCACCACTGGGCACCTTTTTTTATTTGCGTCGCGTCTCTGGTAGCCGCCAAAATCTGCAACAACGTGCAGACCGTCCAGCGTGTCAAATTCTGCGCGAACTCTGCAATTCGGCACGTCTGAGCCGTTTCTGTAGCCTGTTCCCGTGCATCCGTATTCTACTAATGTTAATTTTTTCATGTTTTTTAATCCTCCTGATTTTTATTTTAAAAGGCCGCCGGGGAAATGCTCCCCGGTACGCTTGCCGGCCTAGTATGCTTTTTCTTTTGCGATTTCAGCAGCTATTATTTGCTGTTCGAGGAAATACCGCAAGCCACCGTCCCCAAAACGTTTCAAATAATATTCTGCCAGTTCTTCAGTTGTGAATTTTTCTAAAGCCGTGCCAACATCAGAATAAATTCCAAAATATGTATTTTCCCGTTCTGAAATTGCCCGATCAATTTCATTTTTGGGCTTTTCTGGCTCTCGTGGTTCAACAACCACGAGCCGATCAGCCCCCATTTTACGGGGATTGATTTCACCGCTCTCAAAACTTCTAAGCATGAAAGTAATAGTTTTTCCGGTTTTACTCGGGTTAATTTCAACTACTTCTGATTTATAGCCGAAGTTCCACACGATAACATCACCGATTTTTAAATTTTTAGTCGGGATTCCTGCCCGGTGCCCGGATATTCCTTGCAATTTAACTGTATTTGCCATAGTTTCACGCCTCCTTTAAAATGTTCAAAATCTTTTTGCAAGCTGTAATATATTTATCGGTCAGCACTTCATTTTTGAAGTGCTCGCCGCGTGCCCGGGATTCGAGCCAATCAGCAACGCCGGCGCGGTTGCTTCTCAGTTCTTCTAAAAACTCATCGTATGAGGAAAAATCCTCATTTTTGATAAGTTCCGGGACATACGCCGCCAGTGCGTAAACACTCGAAAAATCAGCTTTCTTGTACCAGATACAGCCGCTCCACACTTTTTCAGTGGTTCCGTCACATTCTGCGCACAGCTCTTTACAACCGTAGCACATTGAGTTATATTTCAGGCTTTCAATTGCCTGTTCTCTTTCTTTTCTTGTCTGCTCCTGTTCAGCAGTTAAAATTATTGTGTTTTTCATTTTCTCATTACCTCTCTTTTTTATTTTTTTGAAATCCGGCGGTTGCGTTGGGGCTACGGCTTGACCGCCGCCGAAGAGATCAATCTAAATAATTAACTTTAGATATACTGTATTCTGCTTTTAGTTTCTCAAAAGCGCGTTCTGTGACAATATAATAATTTATACTGTTTTCCGTTTTATCAAGGCGAATCCCGCGCCCTTTTAAATTCAATTCAGTTGTTAAAAACCAGTGATCACCGTAATAGCTCAGACTTGCGTCAATCTGACATTCTGGCTTTTCTTGCCCCATTTCCGGCGTGTACATATACAACCCGGGAGCGGCAACCGGGGTGGCTGTCTGGCTCTCTAATGTCTTTAATTTTTGACGCCCGATTCTACGAAGTGTCAGCAGTTCGGACTGTGTTATTTTGTTTTGCCTTGCTAATTCTTCAGCAGTTCCAAGGTAAAACTCTGTAGTTTTTGCAGTTCCAGAAACCTCGAAGAATTGTTTTAAGTTTATGAATCCGGTCGACTCCTGAACCGGGAAAGGGATTATTTTACACATTGATTTTTCTCCTTTTCTGTGATATTCTGTTTTTGCTGATATTTTAATGATTTACAATTTATACTGTGGGGGAATCCGGGCTTTTCGTCCGGATTCTTTTTTTTATGCCACCATTTTGTACAGAATCAGAAACTTTAATTCTTCATACTGCCGGGAGCTAATCCCGGCGAAGTCGTTCCCGATCAGGTCCAGGAGCTTCGCCAATTTTCTTTTTGTGTGGGCCTTTTCAATCTGGCCCAGATAGATGTTATATCTCATTTTTTTATTTCCTCCAGTCTAATAACAAGCCCTAACTCGTTATTCTTTTTTGATCTTGTAATATAGAAATCAATCACTCGATCATCAAAATATTTTTTGCAGGTCTGAAGCATTTTCCCACTCATTTCCCATTCTACAAGCTCGCTTTTTCTGCCTTTCTGGATTTCGAAGAAATCACAGTGCATTGTGTTGAATAAGTCTAAAAATTTAATCATGTTTTTTCTCCGTTCTCCCGGCTCTGTGTCCGGGTTGTTTGTTCTCTGTTGATAGTTATATAATACACGATAATGTATTTTATATCAATAGTAAAAATACACAAAGATGTATTGAATAATTATGTAAAATACACAAAGATGTACAAGCTAAAATATATTGACTTGGAATACATAAAGTTGTATTATTATAGAAAGAACACATAAAAAAGGAGGACTGTAAAAAATGACAGAATCGAAACGTAAAAATGTATATAATGGAAGTATTTCGTATTCCAGATTATGGGAAACAATGGAGCGCAGAGGAATTAAAAAGATAGACTTGAAAAATAAAGATTCTTTTAATATGTCGCCCACACTGGTTAATAAGCTGGTGAAAAATCAAAATGTTAGTGTTGATACAATAATGTACTTGTGCGAAAAATTAGACTGTCAGCCGTGTGACATTTTAGAATATAAAAGAAATACACGATAATGTATTTTGCATATTGACAAATAGTACATGATAATGTATAATAAAGACAGTTAAAGAAAGCACATCAAATAGCCCGGTCGGGCTGGGGCGGTCGCCCCGGTAACTTGGAAACCTTGGATTAAAAAACAGGAGGAAACAAAAATGGAATATTTGGTAAATGAGCAGCGTGGAAACCAGTTCTTTCCGGGGAATTGTATTTACATCCCGGAAAACTACCCGGAGGACTGGCGGGAACGCCTTGAAGCTGGCGAGGTTGTCAGTTACGAAGAGGACGGCGAGCAGTGCGAAATCTGGCTCGAAATGGAAGAATCAGAAGAATAGGAGGAAGAAAAATGAAACATAACGATGAAAGTTAAAGATGGGGTTTTGGTTCCGAGATTTTCAGAATAGAGAAAAGGCGTAACCTAAAACAGTTACACCCCACTCATTAAGTGCTTTACACTCAAATATAAACGTTTTTCAACTCAACGCCCCGCCGTTGATCGGAACGACTCCCGGTGAAATCATGGAACCTGCGGATGATATTTTACAGACCCGAGTCAAAGTTATCGGGATTAACTAGGAGGCAGAGCAATGAAGTATATAATCATGGATTACACGGACGGTGATTGTTTCACCGATGAATTTGATGACAAAGAAGAGGCCATTCTGGAAGCGGAGGGAAAATGGTCAAATCTGACAAGGTTTGAAAAGAAACACAGATCGGAGTTTTACGTGCTGGAAAGCATCAATCCGGATGAAAACGCGCCCGATCATTACGACGGCAACGACGTAAAACGTTGGAAATAAACCGGAGGTAAGAAAATGATTAAGAGAGTAAAACTTGAAACCATTTACAAAATGGCTAAAGAAGATAACGAGAAAATAGAAGAATGCAAAACTTTCCCAGACGGATGGGATAAAATAGTCTATGACTATTATAATAAACTGTCAAAAGATTCGTACGACGTTGAAATGTTTATGGATTTTTTGAGCGGTGAAGATTCACCGTTAGAAATGGCGTACGCATACAGAAGAAATATGTATATCATGTTGTACACAATGAATGCAACAGATACGTTGGCATTTGTAGACGGCGAATATGATATATTTTACATCGTATCAAAAGACGGTGATGATTATAACAGCTGGGAGTGGTGTTTCACAAACAATATTGACTCGATCAAATACAGGGGTGACGACGGAGACGAACCGGTCCCGGAATGGCTCATAAAAAAATACGAAGAACAGATAAGGGAGGAATAAAAATGGCAGTTACGAGATCATGGAAAGTATGCGGAAATTATGGCGGTCACCGGTTAAAAGAAAGCTTCTCACCGTCAAGAAAATACGATTGGAGCAGCAAAGAGGACGGCGTGAGAATTGTCGAGATAGAGAATGCCGATAAAACCGGCTCAAATCTTTATTCGATTATCAGGATAACAAGAGATAGCGCCGAATTATGTGAACGTGAATTTAACGGCCAGTTAAGTGACGGAATTTTTGAAAATTGCCGAACTGGAAACATTGAAGAACTTGCATAATTACGAACAATGATATAAAATATAAACAGCGTATAGATGGGAGTGATATTTGAAAATGATGTAAATTTAGCTCCGTAAACGCAAAATAAGCCCCTGGGAAATAGTCCCGGGGGCTTTTATTGTCTTATTTTGGCGGCGTAACGACGGCGCGGCACTCAGCCGGTAAACAGCCCCACCGCCGAAGCTGTTATAATACATTTATCACAAAACCGCCGAAGTTGTCAAGCAAAAATTTTTTTATTTTGGGGCTTGATTTTTAAAACTGATGTGGATAAAATTAAAGCAACGACAGGCGACGGAACTCAGGACGGGAGCTGCAAGCCAGAGCGCGAAAAGAATATTGATTAATCAGCCAGATCATGCCGGATAAAATACCGGAAGGTCTGGCTTTTTGTGTTTAATAGCCAGAAAATGACCGTATTACATAATGTATAAGTATATAATAACTGGTTTTATAATCCCGTCCAAGATTCTAGAGACCTAGAGTTTATTAATATATATGCTATACAGTACTGTATAGATATATAGAGTTAATAAGAGTAATATAACAGTAAAAATAAAATTAAATAGGCTGTTGACAGTGATATAAAAGTATGATAAAACAGAATTAACAACTGAATAAGCCGAAAGGCAATAAGAATAATAAGACTATTTAAGACGATTAAAACCGTAGTAGACGGAAAGAAGAAAGGGATTTAGAAAGGTCCTGGAATGTATCTGCGAACGTGTTTTTGTCGTCTTTTTTTATTTCAATTTTTGGAGGTGATACAGTGAAAAAAAGTAATACAACAGTAACGGAACAGGGAATAGAAGTATACACTAGTACGATTAATTATTATGCTGATGAGTATGTTGATTCACTGCATGACCAAGAAGAAATATATAAGCCAAACAGTAATCAGTTCACTGGTATGATTAAGTATATAAATAAACACGTTGGATTTAACAGAAATATACTTGAGAGCATAACAGTACTTAATGAGATATGGGAAGCTTATACAGAGTTAGTATATAAATATAATCAAAAGCCTACGATAGAAGAATATGCACTATTGATCGGAATTCACAGGGACACAATTTATTCATGGGCGAAAGGAGAGTGCAGAGCTGATGACTATTGTGAAAAGCTAAACCTCTCACGCTCCGACACGATTAAAAAATGGCAAGATGAATGCGCACTCGGACGATATAAAAGCGCAGCCTCCGGGAACGTTGGTGGCATATTCCTTTGTAAGGCTGTTGACGGCATGGCAGAGACGGCACCAGTACAGGCAAACCAGCGACAGGATAAACCACGGGAGAGCCTGGAACAGATCAAAGAAGAGTTTGGCGGGTTGCTGACAGGAGAGTGAGACAAGATAGGACGTATCAAGAACCTGGAAATGTACATAACCCACGGACAAACGGAACGAAAACAAGGAAAATTAGTAGAAACTGTGCAATATATACAAATACAATTTGAATAATTATGCAATATGTACATTAATCTATATAAAAAACTGTTGTTTTTCTTATAGATGTAATATTCTGACAATTATCCGTTATATAGTTCTTCCTTGACCACTGCCGCAGGCCATTAAAGGTCAGCGTTAATCCAGGGAAGCGGGAACCCATGGGGCGGCGGGCTTCCCTGGTAGCGTCCGGCATGGATAACGGGAGGGGGTCTATATAAGCCCCAACGCACGCCGAGTAAGTACTCCGAGTTCCCAAAAAATTAAAAAAGCCTTCTCCAACAGCAAGGCTTAAAAATTCCCAAAAAAATAAAAAGAGCCCCTTGTCAGAAAGGCGAAATAATGAAACAGATCGTAAATAATGACGGATATCTGAGATCAGCGTTAATGGATGTAGCTAATCAGCTTTTGAATATTTGTAATGAAACAGGAATCACGAACATTCAATTAACAACAGCATCTTGGGAAAACGATAAAGGCATTACACTTTTAGCAAAAGCCGGAGATAAACCGATTCTTTCAGTAAAAATGGATACTGCCTATGAAAAAGAATAACTCTCAGGGTGAATCAATCAGAATCCGGCTCACATATCAGCTAGAGCGAAAACTTATAGCCGAAAAGAACCGAACCGGCAAAAGCGTATCGCAGATCACAAGGGAAGCCCTGGCAGAATATTTTCGGAGAATGTAGGCAAATGTCGATACTTGAAAAATTTTTAAAAAATAAAAAAGGCGGTTTTGCCCTTCAGGATGAAAATTATCATCCGCTTGAAAAACCTTTAATGCATGACAAGGTGTATGAATATCATCACAAGAAAGCTGTTCTGGAAAATGGAATGTTGTACGATACAGAAACGGCAAAAAGGATTTTTGCGGACGAATCAAGCAGGGGATATATCTCGCTTGGAGTAAGCACACAAAGGGTTTATTTCTTAACTCCGAATAGGCATTGGTTCTCAGCTGAAGAGAAAATCAAAACTGAAAGTGGAATAACTGATGTTGGCGAATATCGTATACAGGTTACTAAAACAATTTTTGCGTATAGCAATCTGCGAATGGAAAACACACACAGGGTCAAAGATCTGATTGGCAAAAACGATTATGAATTGTACAAAAAGTATTTTGGAGAGGCAGAAGAAGCATGATTTCAGAAGAATACAGTGAACGCTTCGATGAACTTCGAAAGAACCGAGTCGAGGTAAGCTATCATAAATACGGTCCTGCCAGGAAGAATTTTAAAACCGGGAACGTGCAGGCACTCCCGTCCATGGAACGATGTATTGAGAAATATAATTCCACCGGAAACACGGAATATCTCGTGGATGCGGCAAATTACCTTATGTTTGAGTTCATGTACCCACAACACCCTAAAGCACACTTTAAAGCCACAGACAGCAAGGATAGCGCCGGGATAGTCGGGATTAGCGTGAAAGAAATGGAGGACTTGAAGAATGAGCAATACTAATTCTACAACTATTACGCACACGATAGCCATTTTAAGGAACGAACTTATGACACACGGAGAAGTTTATAATGGATTCAAAGCAAGCCTTAAAACAGCAATTGAGAAGTATTGTACCTGTGGTTTACCATTCGAGCCAGAAGAAGAAACTGCCGGTAAGATTCTTGATTTCATGATCGGAGAGGAACAAAGAGAATGATTTTAGCAAAATTCGTAGCAGCCATGTTAGATATTGCATTTTTTACATTGGTCTTGGCATTCCTCATATCACAGGACGAAGCCGAAAAGAAAAGCAATCCAATAGCGTCAGCAATATTTATATTAATGGAAATATGTTTCGCAGTTAATGCAGTTGTGATTTTTAGATTATAAGGAGAACCCAATGTGGTTAGCATTCACAATACAAATTCCCCTGTTCACCATACTGATTGAACGGGTGAAAATACAAGAAAATCAGAAACCTGCCGTTCTCAGGTTAGGGAAAGCCTTTGAATCTGACAGGTCGAGGCATCCAGAGTAGCTTAGGTCTGCGTTGGTGAAACTCAATGGAATATAATATAATTTTTTCCCACCCATTGCAAAGTAACTGGCGCGGACTTAACAATATTAATAGCTATGATGCTTTCTAAAACCACCAGAATATATCACATTTCCGGGAACGCCAACCCGGAAAGTAATGGGCTATCGCCAAGCGGTAAGGCTCAGCACTTTGACTGCTGAATTCGTGGGTTCGAATCCCACTAGCCTAGTTATCTATATCATTGGCATGATATAGTTCCTCTGAAATACCATCTATCCCATCAGGGGATGAATAAATGGGCTTCAAACGTCCCGGATGGTTTCCGCATTTTGTGGAGCAGCGGACCCTTTGTTGCGACTGAGAGGGCAAGAATCGCAACAGCAGAGGAAGTTACTCTTGAACTGCAATAACCCTCTGCTTAGGAAACTTAGTTCAGTTGGTAGAACGGTCGGCTCATAACCGACAAGTCACAGGTTCGAGTCCTGTAGTTTCCATTTCTTCCATATGCTGTCTATCCGTTTTATAGGCAGAAAAAACTGTTGAATGAGTGTATGTGGATTATTTTCATGAAAGGTGTGTAACGGCACAGCCTGTTCGATGAAGATAATTCCCCGTTCGGCACAGTCTCTGAGTTAAATTGTCGTCAATAGGTGCACGTTGAGAACAGGAAGTTTTCAAGAGACATATAAAAGGTTTCGTCGTTATACACAATGACATGAATATCCAAATCCGAAACAACTCCGTGGGGCTGGCACGGCAGAAAACAGCCTAGTGGAAAGCATAACACGATAAACCTATTGCTAACCCGGGGCTTCCGGGTTCTGGGAGAACAATACCATAATGGGGCAGAGGGCTGATTAACAGTACCAGGGCGGTTCAACTCCGCATTCTCCCATTCGCAGGGTAGAGAAGAGGAATCTCACAAGGCTCATATCCTTGAGAACGGCGGTTCGAATCCGTCTCCTGCAACTTAATCCGCTTAGAATTAAGCTGTTTGTACACAGGCGGTCTATGGTTCAGGTGGATTTACGCATGAGCGTAAACGTACAACTCACTAGGCGTTTGCGTAAAAAACTTTTTAGAGAGATGAGGCCACGGGCCGTGAGAAGTGATAGTCGGCAATTCTAAAAGAACCATCTAGTTAATGCGTTTTACGATGGAAAGGTTAATGCTTATCTAGATATTTTCATCCGGTCCGAAAGCATGTGATGTGGGAATCACCCCAGTTTCTTTTTAGAGAACTGTCCGTTACAGGCGGTATGGAATGTAGCTCAGTGGTAGAGCAATGGCATTGTAAGCTATGTGTCGCAGGTTCGATTCCTGCCTTTCCAATTCCATATAGTGGCGGAATACGTAGACGCTATTGTGGTAGCATAGGTTTAAACCCACAACTTAGGTGACCTTAGCCGGCGGCATGAGAGTAAAAGGGTGAAAATCCCCTCCTATATGGACGTTTGATGCATTGAGTGATAATGCTCCGATTGAAAAGTGGCGGAACTATTGACGGTGATGAATCCGATATAATAGAAAGGCAGACGCAGAGGATAGTACATCGTAATGGGCGAGTATGTGTCTTTGGACATGGGATGTACATGGAAGTTCGAATCTTCCCTTTTCAATTCCAATGAACTGTAATCATTGGAATTTTTCTCTTACTTCGTTCGGTTCCAGTGCTTCTCGTTGGGAGATTTATGCCGTTCAAGTCGGAGCACTGGACTTTTTTAAATTGAGGTGTTAATTATGCAAAAAGAAAAGTGTTGTAAAACATGTAAGAAACATGACGATTTTACATGGGTATGTTTCAACGGCGACAGTGAACACTGCGCTGATTTTACGGAACCAGATTGTGTTTGCGAATTTTGGGAGGATGTAGAAAATGAAAATTCATGAAGCAATATGTTTGAGAGATGACTATGGTGGAAAAACAACTCTTGATGACCTTGTAAAACGAATACAGGGAAATAAAATCCATAGATGTCCGAAATGTTATGGAAAAGGAATTGTTATAAAAATGATAAATCGTGCGCAATACTGGGAATGCTGCGACAGGTATGAAGAAAGAAAAGTCACTTGTGATTTGTGCAACGGTGAAGGATATACCGAAAAAGAATATAAGCCTAAAATGGTACAGGATGGATGGGAATGCAAATAGCAGGAAAAGAAATTAAAGACGAGTGTTCCAGATGCGGAAATATTCTCGAATGTGAGTTATTCCGTCAGGGACATGGAATAAAACAGGAACGTGAGAACATAGCAAAGATGATCGAGTGTCAGATGAAGCGCAGGGAGGAAAGAGAAAAATGATTAAGATTTTAAAACCTGGTACATTAAAAGAAGCAACTTGTGACAAATGCGGTGCAGTATTGAGCTATGACGAGTCCGAAGATGTGAAAGATGAAAATATAGAGAATCATTTTGCTACAAATATGCCATCTGGATTCGGGTACAAGAGAAAATACATCATTTGCCCGCAGTGTAAGAATAAAATCATTCTAAGTTCGAACAGATAGGGGGAATATTGGTGTTTAAAAAGATATTTAATCTCTACATAAGATATAAAACTAAAAACCTCAAAGCAATTCCGCTGTTCGTAATGACATTTAACTGGAAGAAATTTCAGAAAGACGGTAAAAAAGATAGTTGCACACTATATTCAATACATCCAGACATTGCAAATGACCCTTTCTTAAAAGAAAAGTTGTCTGAATGCGCGGATTATATCAGAGACAACTACGACATGGAAATTTTTACAAAAATTTAGCGGGAGGGAATTTCAGGTGAATGGTGTTGAAAGTAAAAAAATTTTGGAATTGGAAAAGGAAAATAAAAGACTTGCAGTAAAAAACAAAGAACTTGAAGAAAAACTCGAAAAAGCCAATTCGATTGTTATGGCATATACAAATGAGTTGCAAACCAGAGAAGTTATGAAAGGTGTTTGGGAGACACAATCACCACTGATATCTTCTCAATCTGATACGGATCACAGTAAACAATGGTATAGTGAACGGCACCAGTCCGATTGCATCACGATTAATCAGTTGCATACAACACTTGACGTTCTGGTTGACCGATATGCGAATTTGAGAAAGATTCATGGACTGAGCTGATGAGAATTATTTATACAGGCTCGGACATTGATTTTCTTGACACCACATACAATCTTGAGGGAGAATGCCATCGAATGAACATCCCGACCAGATTCTATCCAGACAGACGTTTGCTTCTGGCAGGGAATGCGACCGTAATATACAACCGAACGGGAAATCTTTCTAAAACATGGAAAGCAGATTACATCGGAGATAACTATTTGACGATTTTGGAATTGATCAGAAAGGACAATAATAAATAAGCATGGAGCATGATTGCAATAAATACCTTATCTGTGATGATATAGACGTAGAAAACGCAACGCCAATTTCAAAAGAAATGTTATCAAAGATTCCAAAATTCAGAGGAAAAGTAATTCATGGAACTTTAGGAAAATTTTCAATCACAGATTTCCACAGAATTTTTAAAGGAGACGAGAATTAAATGAGCATTAAAACAGCACTTGAATCAGAGGGAGTAGACTTCTCTGAATATATGAATATGCCTGAGCCATGGGACGGCTCAACACAAATCAAAACAGTAAACGGCGAGAAATGGGTATCGTGCCCTTATTGTGGAAAGAGAGCGTTGAAAATACTTCCTACTACAAAAATTCATCGGATGCCTTACAAATGTAAGGGAAGCAACTGTAAGAAAGAGTTTATAGTGAATGTATGAATAAAAAAAGAATCAAATGCTTTCTAACAGGCGGATGCAAGTTCAAAAGTTCAGATACAGAATCAAAATGTGACGATAAAGAAAAGACTTGCACCATTACGGAAACTTGCTACAAATGCGGGAAGAAGTACACTGTCGTATTCACTTACAAAGAGTTAGGTATTCCAGATCGGGGTGATTAAATGAAGATTCCAGAATGCGACCATGATTTTGAAGAATGTAAGATATTCAATTCTTATAATTATGATTTTAATGAATTTAAGTCACGCAACACTAATCAACGTTTCCATCCGTATTATTGCAAGAAGTGCGGAATACTTATCTTAAAAAGAACAGTTAATAATTTGAAAGAAACAGATAAGTTTCTGTGGGAATAATAACCAGTCAGAGAGCCAGAAAGGAGTGCCATTATGAGCAACTTGAAGATATTTACAGATAATATCGAACCAGAAGCATTAAATCAGATTTATACATTGATAAAACAGCCTGCATTTTCTGAATGCAAAGTACGAATTATGCCAGATGTTCACGCAGGAACGGGATGTGTAATTGGTTTTACTGCTGATCTCGGAGATAAAGTAATTCCGAACATTGTTGGCGTAGACATTGGATGTGGAATGCTTACAACACAAATCCCTGCTGACGTTGGAACAATAGATTTTAAAATTCTCGACGAAGTAATAAGAAACAATGTTCCGGCAGGAAGAAACGTACGTGACGAAATCATAAATTTTGAAGAATTAGAAGAACTTCATTGTTTTTCTCGACTCAAAAATATTGAATGGATTCGCAGGAGCCTTGGTACGCTTGGGGGTGGAAATCATTTTATTGAAGTTGACACTGATTCAAAAGGGTTAAATTATCTTGTAATTCACACTGGAAGCCGCAACCTTGGGAAACAAGTAGCTGAAATATATCAGAAAATTGCCATAGAAGACATGCAGGGTACAGACAAGCTCGAAACTGAAATACAAAAATTGGTGAAAGAATACAAGCGTTCTGGCAGACACAAGGACATACAAAATGGTATTGATGAATTAAAACGAAAATGGAAGCCGGTCAAACTAGGTATTCCAAAAGAATTATGTTACCTGACGGGAGAACATAGAAAACAATATCTGCATGATATGAAAATCTGTCAAGAATTTGCAAGAATAAACAGACGATGCATACAGAGTGCTATATTTTACACTATGAATTGGACGCTCCAAAGAAACACATGGTTTGATACAATTCATAATTATATTGACCACGATACAAACATTGTTCGTAAAGGCGCAATATCAGCTAGACATGGCGAAAAAGTTCTTATCCCAATGAATATGCGAGATGGATGTATTATTGCAGTTGGAAAAGGAAACGATGATTGGAACTGTTCGGCCCCGCATGGTGCAGGACGCATTATGAGCCGATCAAAAGCAAAAGAAAACATCTCGTTAGAAGAATTTAAGGAGTCTATGGATGGGATATACACAACATCCGTTCAGAAATCCACAATTGATGAAAGCCCTATGGCCTACAAACCACCGCAAGAAATTATTGATAATATCAAAGATACTGTAGAAATAGTTGATATTATCAAACCTATATATAACTTTAAAGCAAGTGAATAACTAGTCAAAGAGCCACATGAGAGCCAGACTAAATCCTAAGGAGAAAGGAGGTCTGGCTCTATTTTTATGCAAAAAATTATTGAAGAATCGCCGGAATGGTATGTGATGATCGGAGATAACATCATCAACAGTAATCTAAGCCCGGAAACAAAGTGGAATAAGTTATATTCCCTTGTCTACTTAATGGATGAAAAACATTCTTTCAAAGAATACCCGAATTATCGCGAAAAAGGCATAGGATTAAGCAATATTGGAAAAGAAGCTGCGCTTAATCAGTTGCTTCAAACAGGTTCAAAAGAATTTGAAGACCTCTACTACAAATATCTTCTGTTCGAAGCCCGAAACTATCAGGTTGACAGTGGTCTACTGTATCTGGAAAAGAACAGAATCTTAAAAGAACGCTTCTATCAGCCAAGAAGAAATGTGTTCTTGAAGCACAATATCATCGGCTCTTTACAAAATTTGATGGATGATAAACTTGATATATTTGCACTGAGCGTACCACCCGGTTGCGGAAAATCTACTCTTGAAGATTTCTTTCTGTCTCTGGTAGGCGGGTGGTTTCCGAATGATTTCAACCTGTCCTCAGCGCACAGTAGTATTCTGACACGTTCACTTTATGATGGAGTTCTGGAAATCATCAATGATCCGGTTGAGTACACATGGCATGAGATTTTTCCAAATGTAGAAATACAGGGAACAAATGCAAAGGAAACTACGGTCAATCTCGAAAGAAACGGACGATTTAAGACTTGGACGTTCCGTTCAATTGATGGTTCTCTGACTGGTGCGACCCGATGCAACCGATTCCTTACCGCCGACGACCTTGTGTCTGGAATTGAAGAAGCACTGAACAAGAATCGACTGGACACCTTATGGACAAAAGTAGTAAATGATTTGCGCTCTCGTAGACTTGAAGGGTGCAAAGAATTTTATATTGCTACCAGATGGTCAGTGCATGACCCTATCGGAAAGCTACAGCAGTTATACGCCGGGAACCCTAGAGCAAGGTTTATAGCAGTACCGGCACTTGACGAGAATGGCAAAAGCAATTTTTTATTCACAGTAAATGGATTCTCTGAGAAGTATTTCAACGATGCTAAAGAGTCCATGGACGAAATCTCTTATAACTGTCTTTATCAGCAACAACCGGTAGAACGTGAAGGATTATTGCTTCCGCCAGATAAGCTAAAAAGATTTTTCTTTGGCAAAGAAGACGTTCCCGACGGATGCACGGACGAATACACAATTATACCAGACAGAGAAGCAGATGCGATATGGGCAGTATGTGATACAAAAGATAAAGGTACAGATTTTGAATCATTACCTATTGCATATCAATATGGGGATAAATTTTTCATCCCGGATGTTGTTTTCGATGATACCACAGATTACGACATCCTGGACAGAAAGACTGCTGATATTTTGATAAAACACAATCCGCATAAAATCAGATTCGAGTCAAATAACGTAGGAAATCGTGTTGCGCACAACATTCAAAAGATAATCTCAGGGAAATGCCGAGCGGATATCGAAACAAGACCTACGCAAGCAAATAAAGAGACAAAAATTCTCGTAAACTCTGATTACATATCAAAACATTTTTATTTTTTGCATCCGAGCCAGTATAAACCAAAATCCGACTACGGATTATTTATGGCGAATGTAACCACATACACTACAAGGGCAAAAGTGGCTCATGATGATGGACCTGACAGCTTGGCGATGTTAGCTGAGTTCGTACAAAATCCTTTAGGTGGAAAAGCAACAGCCATTCATAACCCATTTTGGGGAAGGAGATACGCATGAACACGAGAGAATATTTGAACCAGATTCAACGTTATGATAGAGTAATTCACAATAAATACATAGAAATTGAACAACTAAAAGCACATGCAACTGGATTAAGTTCTTTCTCATACGGCGAGCGTGTGCAAACGTCTGGAAACAAAGACAAGACAGGAGATTTAGTTGCAGAGATTGTTGATTTGCAAAAAGAAATTCGAAATATCACAGATGAATATTTAAAGAAAAGAACGGAAGTTATTAGAACAATTGATTCCGTTGAAAATCCGGTTTTGTATGATATTTTATTCAAAAAATATGTCGAAGGGAAAACGCTTTATGCAATTTCTGATGAAATGGGTTATGCCTATCAGTGGGTAAGACAGCTCCATATAGACGCAATTTCAGTAATTCGCCAATTAAAAAAATTTGAATCTTAAAAATCCCATACAAAAACATACACTAAAGTAGTGTATAATATAAAATGTAAAATTAAGCACTGGATTTTATTCCGGTGCTTTTTTCATGCAGAAAAATAGGAGGACAGGCAGTGGGGAGAAACAAAATAAACTTTGTTGACCTATGCCAAGGCGAGTTTGGCAGAAAAACTGCCTATACTGGCGTAGACCAGATTACTCCCCAGAACGTGGCACAGGTCCTTTTTGATACAATCGGAATGCATAACAGGAATAGAACCCTGATGGATTATCTTTACAGATATTACAAAGGCGATCAGCCAATTTTATATCGTGAAAAACTTGTTCGCCCAGAGGTCAACAATAAAGTTGTTGAGAATCATGCCCTTGAAACAGTCAAATTCAGGGCAGGGCAGATATACGGAGAACCTATTCAGTATGTCTGCAAAAAGAAAAAAGCGAGTGAAGAAACAAACGAACAAGTTGACCGGCTCAATGATTATCTGGATGAAGCCAACGCAGATGCCAGAAACATTCAGCTGGGAATATACCAGAGTGCGGTAGGAACTGCATATAAAGCAATCCTGAGAGAGGATGAATGGACAAAGGATGGAGACTTACCGCCTTTCAGAATATTTATCCCATCACCGCAGGATGTATATATTGTTTATTCAAGCGTTACTGGCAAACCAGTGCTTTCCGTCCAGATTTTAAAAGACGAGGACAATCAGCAGTATTACCAGTGTTATTCTTCCAGGCAGTATTTCAAAATACAAAATGGAGCAGTGACAGAATATGGAATCAATGGTTTCGGTGGTATTCCAATTGTCGAATACCCAAATAATCATGATAGACTTTCTGACATCGAAATCGCGATCACAATGTATGATGCAATCAACAAATATCAATCTGACAGGCTGAATGGCGTTGAGCAGTTTGTACAAGCCCTGATGAAATTTAAAAACTGTGAGATTGATGAAGCAGAGTTCGTAAAGATGGTTAAACTAGGTGCGGTATCGGTAAAAGATGTTGGAAACGGAACACAATCAGACGTTGATTTAATGACCGCCGAACTAAATCAGTCAGAGAGCCAGGTTGCTAAAGATGATATTTACAACAATATGCTGATTGTAGAAGCAATGCCGAATCGACAGAGCAATACGGGCGGAGACACAGGAAATGCAGTGTATCTGAGAAATGGTTGGGATTTTGCAGAACGAGACGCAAAATTGGTAGAAGCGTTCACAAAAGAAGCTGAAAAGGCATCTGCCAGAATCATTTTGAATATCATTCGAAAAACCTCAATGGATGTAAATATTTCAACCAGAGATTTTGATGTAAAAATCACTAGAAACCCGACTGATAATATGCTTGTTAAAGCGCAAGCACTTGATTATCTGTTTAAAAATAAAATTCATCCGCTTATTGCGCTGATTACTTGCGGATTATTTAGTGATCCGCAAAAAGTATATGAAATGAGTTTACCATATCTTGGAACTATTTACCCGGAATTGGCAGACCCGGACTCAGAACTGCAAAAAGCGAAAGATTTGCTGAATGGCTTTAATAAGGATGTGATTTCAGAATGAGTGTTTCATCATATGATGAGCTAAATATCAGACCTGACAACCGCAGGAGCGAACCGTATAAAGAATATTTCAGCAAAATGTCGATATCAGACAAAGAAAAACAAGAAAGGATAGCTTTTTCCGAACAAATGGAAGAAGTTGTCCTTTATATTTTGGCACTGATAGAAACAACCATAGAAAGCGGAGAAACGAAACGAGAATACATCCAAACTCAATTTTATGACAAATATCTGGATGTAATTGCTTCGTATATGCTTATAGATACATATATCAAGCAATATGCCGTTGATATAACAAAGCAAATTATTGATACAACATTCGAAAGACTTTCTTCTGAAGATAAAAGCATTACTGATGATTATTACCTGTCAAATGACCGGGCAATGTTTATTTCAGAGTGCGAAGCTAATTCAATACTGAACTACAGACAGTATTCAAAAGCTGTGAAATCAGGAAAGACGAAAAAGAAATGGATTGACGTAGGAGACAAAAGAGAACGAAAGACACACCTCGAGGTCGGAGGAACCACGCTTTCGATTGGTGAGCCGTTCTCGGTTGGAGATAGCTTGCTACAATTTCCCAAAGATACCTCATTAGGAGCTTCGGCAGACGAGATTGTGAATTGCCGGTGCTCAATTCAATACAGTTAATTTAGAGACGAGTAAAATCGTCTCTTTTTTATTAAAAAAATATGCACCCCGATAGCGTAATCATGGGAGACACCTTGAGCTGAGCGAACAGCGTAAAAAAGCGTATTGGTGACAGGAGATTTCAATGACAAGAGAAGATGTTAAAAGGATTTTTCCAGATGCAACCGATGACCAGATTACTTCTTTTCTGAATCAGTCAAATTCTGATGTAGCTAAAGAGAAAGCAAAAGCCCAGAAAGCAAAAGAACAGGCTGATAAAGCAGAAGCACTGGAAAAAGAACTGGAAGAATTAAAAAAACAGAACATGACTGAAGCTGAAAAAGCAGAACTGGAACGTCAGAAAGAAAAAGCTGCAAACGAAAAAAGAATTTCTGACCTTGAATCTGCACTTGCAACTTCCCAAAAAGAAGCTCTGACAGGCAAAATTACTTCTATTTTTGCAAACGCAGGAATGAAAGGAGATGCCTATGCGGGAGCAATCAAAGCATTTTCAAATATGAATGCGGAGGATGCTCTTAAAGAAGCCCAGACATTTGTCGATGGAATTTCCGTAGAAAATAAAAACGCTCTTGATACCGCAAAAGCCGCATGGGAAAAAGAAGCCCTTGAAAAGACACCTAATCCGGGTGGCGGTAAATCTGGTGGAGAACCAGAAAAGAAAAGCGAAGCATCTGAATATGCAAAAGCGTACTCAGCAAAAATGTGTCCAGAAAATAAACCGGCAGACGATAATGCCCCAGTAAATATTTAAGAAAAGGAGATTTAGATTATGGCTTTTATGAAAACAGAGAAGTACGAATCCACACCTAATATTCTCGAATCCGAGGTAGGACTGGTACTTAAAACCTATACAGCAGAACAGACAAATGCTGAAACCGTTGGAACTAAGAAAATTATCAAGGCAGGTTCTGTATATCCGACAAACGCAACTGGTGCTAAAGGCATTGTATTTGAAGACGTCGATATGACAGACGATACAAAACGACCGATTTCCGTAATTGTCGCAGGGCGTGTTCTTGAAAAAAGACTTCCGGTAACAGTAGAAACCACTGCAAAAACAGAGCTTGAAAAAGCAGGTATCGTTTTTGTAACCACTACAGACCCAGAATTTTAAGGAGGTAATCAGATGCCATTTAATATTTTAGAATCAATCACACAGGAAGAAAGACTTAACTTTTCTCAGGATTTCAGCGTAAAAAGACCGGGCATTCTTGACACCATCTTCCCGGATGTCAAAACACAGTTCCTGAAAGCTGAATACTACAGACTTATGGCTGGGCAGAGACTGCCAGAGGTAGCGTTTGTTCATGCACTTGATACTGAAGCTGAAATCGGTACAAGACCGGGCTTCGAAAAAGTCCTGACTGAAAAGCTCTTTATTAAGAGAAAAATCAATCAGTCTGAGAGATTACAGCAGGCAATTGAAAATGGTGTGCCGGATGATGAGAATTTAAAGAAATTTGTATTTGATGATGCAGCTAATCTGTTTGAAGGAGTTGTTGCTAGAGCAAATGTCATGAAAGGCCAATTTCTTAGCACAGGTGTTGTAAAAATTAAAGAAAACAATGTGGATATGAGCATTGATTATGGTGTTCCGTCCGATGCAAAAGTAGAAATGACAGACTGGTCTAAACCAGATGCAGATATCATGGGTGATATCCAGAAGATGGTCGCTATTGCAGAAGATAATGGATTTGTGGCAAACAAAGCCCTGACATCACTTAAAATGATTAACTACATGAGAAACAACACTGCAATGCAGACCGCAGCTTTAGGAGCAGCTAACAAACGTCTTCTGACCAAACAGGAACTCGCTAATCTGCTTATGCAGGAATACGGAATCACAATTGATCGTTGCGACGAGAAATTCAAATTCAGAAAAGCGGATGGTTCTCTCAAAACAGGAAGATACTTCAAAGAAGATGTATTCACACTGTATGAAGCAGAGCCGAACGGTTCATTTGGTACTGGACTCTGGGGCGTAACGCCAGAGGAACTTGAATACAGACAGTTTATTCAGGAAGAAAATCGCTCCTTCGTAACACTGTCCATGTGGGCTACACAAGACCCAGTTGCAGTTTGGACTAAAGCATCAGGTATGTTTGTTCCAGTAGCAGCAAAAGCTAATGGCGGTATCGTAATCGGTACCAAAGCGGGGGAATAAACGGGCATAGTCTCGACAAGAACAGCCAGTCACCATCTGTAGCAAGTGTTAATGATGCTTCAAAACACAAGTATACAGAAAGCGAGTTGTCAAGCATGACAGTAGTTCAACTGAAACAGCTCGCAAGTGACAATGGCTATGCCCTGACATCGACAAATAAGGCTGGTATTATCTCTGAAATTTTATCTCAGCAAGGGTAGGTGATCTTAAATGAACGAGCAGCTTGTGAAAGATCTGAAAGAGTATCTATCCGATGATGCGGAAACTGACGGTATGATTTCTTTGTCTGTGAAGCGTGCAATTCGTTCGTTCAAAAAGAAACGCAACTATCCGTCTGGATATACAGATGAAAAAATCAATACCGATATGGAATACTGTTATGATTGCATATTTGATCTGGCTCTCTATTTCCTTGTGAAACAGGGAGCCGAGTTCCAAGATTCGCATTCTGAAAATTCAGTAAGTCGAAACTGGGAATCCGAAACAGAAATATATATCAATCATGGTGTTTTTCCATTTGCAGGAAGTTTAATTTAATAAGATGGTTGGGTCACGTGGCACAGTATTTTTGTCCTCCCGGAGTGCCGCTGGGTTGCTTATATTCAGTAGGGAAAAGCAAATGTTAAGGGAGTGAAGAAAGGAACTGGCGATGGGATGTGAACATGAATGTTTTAATGAACACCGCATAGAAGAACTGGAAAAGAATTTTCAGTTGATGCAAGAGAAGCAATCTGATCGTAGTAAAGAGTTTTATGAGCGTATCGGGGAACTGGAAAGAAAGACAGCATTAAGTGAGAATGACTTGAACCATATCAAGTCAACTGTGGATGAGATGAATAACAATATAAAGACTCTCATGGCAGTCCCGGGAAAGCGTTACGATACAATCATTGTATGTGTTATTACATCGATTGTCAGCGCAGTTATCGGTTTTATGTTAAGCGGTATTCTTCCAGTTTGATTCCACTTGTAAGGGAGGACGGTGGAAATATGAATTATACAGACTTTTCAGAAGATGAAAGAAAATTTTATTTAAAAGAAGCAGGCTTCGATTCCAGAGAAGAAAAACTGTTTCGATTACGGGCCTATGGCGAAAAGACACTATGGGAAGCATCTGAACTTATGGGGTATAGTCCAAGAACCATAGACCGAATTAATAAAAGAATAAAGAAGAAAATTTCTAAAGTTGCCCCGATGTACTGTCGGGGCTTTTCTTTGTATTGTGGCGAAAACGTGGCGAAATAGTGACGTTCAAAAACAGAGTTCCTTCCTATATAATATAATCATAGGAGAAAACACAATGATTATGTTAAGAAACCCTTACGAGGGTATATGGGAAAAGCATCGTTCTATAGATGATATGGATATGATTCTTGAATCCCGGACAGGAGGAACAGATTATGGCAGGTTATCCGTATTATCCGCAACAACCAATAATAAACAATCCATACGGACAGATACAGCCGTATCAGGACAGGCTGGCACAATTGCAGAATAATTACCAACAGGCAATGCCTTATGGTCAAATGCAGATGCAACAGTTACAGCCGGTTCCACAATCACCTATGCTTCAAGGACAGATGGTGGATGGAATTGATACTGTAAAGGCTAAAGATGTGGATATGTCCGGCAATCCTGTTTACTATCCAAAAACAGACGGAACTGAAATTTACAGAAAACAGCTTCAATCCGATGGAAGGAGCAGGATTTTTGTTTACCGACTCGTAAATCCAGATGAACAGCAATCTAAGCAAGATGAAAAGCAGATTGACATTGAAGCAATGTTTAATCAGCTTCGGAACGATGTTTGTTCGGAGATTTCTGAAATAAAGAGTATGTTTCCGACACAGATGTCGGGGACATCGGAACCTAAGCAGAACGGAGGTAGGCAGAGATGACATTCAATCCAAACGCCATGATGAAAAAACAATTTGAGAAAATGATTTCTCAGAGGTTCGGAAGTGTTGACAACATGATGAACGATATGAGTAAATTTGCAGGAAATAATCCAACATTGAAGAATGCGTTGGATTTATACAAAAAAGGTGATACAGACCAGTTGCATCAAATACAGCAAAATGTATTCAACGAAAAACATTTATCTCCAGATGGAATTATACAAAAATTCCTTGGATTATAACACTTCCCCACAATTGGGTGATTAAAAATCGCTACAATTCGGGACGACAGCCGCGGATGTCTCCTATTGTAAATAAAATTTAAGGAGACTAAAAACATGATGAATGGTTCAAATTACAGTCTTAGTGACATTGCTGCCGCTACAGGCTCTAATAATCGCGCCAATGATATGTGGGGCGGTGATGGCTTTTCACTTATCTGGCTCGTCCTGATCTTTGCCATCTTTGGATGGGGAGGCTTTGGCGGCTGGGGCGGCGGCTTCGGCGGCAATGGTGGAAACGGTGCAAATGGTGCTGGATTCCAAGGATGGGCCACACGTGCGGATATTAATGAGGGCTTTGCTCTTAACGATATTCAGAACGGTATCAGAGGTATTCAGCAGGGTATTTGCGACAGTACGTATGCACTCAACAATACCATGCAGAGTGGCTTCAACGGCGTGAACGTTGGAATGCTTCAGGGCTTCAATGGCGTTCAGCAGGCAATTAACGCTGATACAGTGGCTAATATGCAGAACACCAATGCATTACAGTCTCAGTTAGCAAATTGTTGCTGTGAAACAAGGGAAGCTATCCAGGGTATCAACTACAACATGGCTACCAACACTTGTGCTCTCCAGAACACAATGAATAACAATACAAGAGACCTTCTGGAAAACCAGAACAGTAATACAAGAGCAATCCTTGATTTCCTGACTCAGGATAAGATTGCAACATTACAGGCAGAAAATACTGATCTGAAACGTGCTGCATCTCAGGATCGCCAGTCTGCATTGCTTACAACTGCTATGGCTTCACAGACTCAGCAGTTAATCAATGCAATTAATCCGGCAGCCATCCCGGCATACGTTGTTCCTAATCCGAATACCTATTACGGCGGATGCGGATGCAACAGTGGATGCTGCTAAGTAACTCACCCTTAGAGGTTGACTAATTCTAAGAGGTGGGTTACGGCTCACCTCTTATTTTGATTGAGAGGTATAAAATATGAGTTGTAAAAATGTTTGTAAGCTCTGCAGTCATCTTGTGATAAGCCAGTCTGTTTCGTTTACAGGAGGCAATCTTGTAATCACACTTCCGGCAGGCAGTTACAACAATGGAGAAAAATATTGTATTGTTGTTGCACAAAGTATACCAGAAGCCACTACAATTACTGCTCCGGTAATGATTCAGATAGGAACAGGAACAACTTTGTATCCGCTAGAGAATCGTTGCTGCGCACAGGTTACGGCTTGCGGAATAAGAACCAGAACAAAGTACGCAACCAGAGTAGCTACAAGTGCAACTGGCGGAGTATTCAAGATGTTGGGAAATCCAGCTTGTAGTCCGAGTAACAATTTAACAGCAATTAATGGTACAGCCCCAACGACAGACACACCTGTTACACAGGCTGCCAGAAAGGGGGCAATGTAATGCATAAAGTTGCAATGGAAATGGGTAAATGGGCCATGGAGAAAGCTAAAGCACATGGCTTTGATAATCTCAGTGCTCAAGACTGGGACGATTTGAAAGACTGCATGGAAGCTGTAAAGTGTGCGATTTGCGCAGATAAAGATTACAGAATCGTAGAAGCTATGGACGAATGTGAACAGGAAGAGAAGTATCTTGGACGCATGGGATATGACAACTATCGTTACGCAAACGGCAGATTTGCACCAAAAGGCAGAGGAAGCCGAATGGGATATATGCCGTATCTCCATATGCAGGATGACGACTGGGTAAGTGAATATCCGAGCAATCCAGAGTTTGAACGTAATATGTACCGCATGGGCTATCATCCAGACCGTAGTGATATGAGAATGGACGGTATGAACAATAGGCAATCCAGATATGGTGAAACCTACGACAGATACAGCGAGAATCGCAGACATTACCATGATTCCAAAGACGCTGAGTCTAAGAGAAAAATGGATGATTCCATGAAAGAGTATACAGAAGATATCATCCGCAATATGAAAGAAATGTGGGATGATGCAGACGCATCAATCAGACAGCAGATGAAAACTGACTTGACACGTTTTATACAGCAGATGAATTGAATATGAAATGAGCTTTGCCCTTGTTACAGGAATGTAGCAGGGGCTTTTTAGTTGAGAAAAGGATGGTGGTAAGCCATGCTAAGACAATTTTACATGAACGGTGACCTATGGAGAGTGCAGTTTGTATCTCTGCACGACAGCGTGTTAATTGACCGTACAGGCAATAGGACGCTTGGAGTATCGGATTATTCCACCCGCATTATTTCAATCGCAAATAACCTGTATGGAGAACTTCTGAACCGTGTATTTATTCATGAGTTAGGGCATTGTGTGATGTTCAGCTATGGTCTATTACCAGAACTTCATCGTATGGTCAAAAAACGATACTGGGTAGATGCAGAGGAATTTGTATGCAATATTCTGGCAGACTATGGACAGTTTGTTATTGGCACGGCCAGAGATATCTTGGGAAACCAGTTCACATATGTGGCTCCTATCGGGGCAGAAAGGATGATTGCATAGATGGCAAAAGCAGAAAACACAATTATTTTTGATGGCATTCAGTACAATCCCGGTGATGAATTGCCGGATTTAGGCAGTTGGGTATGTACAGATGCAAAAGGTATGGTTCGTGATTACGAGGGGCTTTCAAAAGATGTATCAAAGCTCCCGCATTATGTACAGAGTGGTTCTTCGGCGCTGTGCCTTGATACTTCTGAATTATACGAATATCACAAACCTACCGATACATGGTACAAACTGTAAAGGAGAAGCGCATATGGCATTAACAGCAAAGAAAGTATATGCAATATTAAAACGCCAGATTTCCGATATGGAAGCTAAATTAAATAGCCCTGTAAGATACAGAGGTACAGTTGCGACCGCTGATTTGCTTCCATTAAATCCAGACATTGGCGATATGTACAATATCGAGTCTAAGTCGGTCTACGGCGAAGCAGGAATGAATGTGGCATGGAACGGCGTAGTTTGGGACACTATGGGCGCTCCAATTGATATGTCACTGTATCTCACAAAAGAAGAAGCAGAGACGGTAATACAAAGATTAGTTACGGAATATTTTGAAAAGAATCCAGTCAAGCCTGGAGCCACGACAGAACAGGCACAGCAGATCGAGCAGAACAAGACAGACATTGCTTCACTGAAAAAGGAAACTGGTTCACTAAAGGAAGATATATCCACCAAAATCACCAAATTCTACGCAAGTTCACAAGGCGAAACTCATCTTGCCGATTCTGACAATGGAAAAATTCAAGATATGATGATCTACGGCAAATCATCACAGGATGGAACACCAACGCCAGAGAATCCAGTTGAGATTAAGAGCGTGGTGAATCCGACTGTGAAGATAACAAATGAAGATGGAACACAATTTAAGACTGTCACCCTCCCATACACACTCAATGCTATTCCCGTACAATCAGGTGGCAACGTCACAATCGACGGTCAGCAGTATGTTGCGGATTATGTGGATGTGGAACGTGGGAAATTGGTGAGATGTGTAAAAAAATTATTTCTTAAACAGTATCAATGGTCAAAAGCAATTAATAAAGGTGTTCTTAGATTTTATGCTAGTACAATTGATGCAGTAGGGATAGATGGTAATAAAGTTATAAAAAACGCTTTTTCAATTAGCAGTCATTTCGCTTTTGTTACCAGTACGCCAGATAGAATTGGAACTTTTATAACAAATGCTGACGGAACTAATGCTAACATTGGTTTTGCATTTAGCACAGATACAACAACATCATCAGATGATTTTAACAATTGGATTTTAAATAATAAGCCATTTGTGTTTTTACCAGTTTTAAAAGAAGAATTGCCTTTAACATCAGAACAGACGCAGGCATTAAAAGAACTTGCAACATATTATCCGACTACAAATATATCCATCAATTCAGAGCAACTTGACGGATATACAGTATTCAATTATCCAATTTCAATGGAGAACGGTTGGAACTATGTAAAACAGCAGATTGGTGATACGAGAGATTATATCTATGATATGGACGCACGTACTCAGGACATCGACACACAGGCGGCAGAAGCCTATGTCAACAGCGAATACGCAGTAGCATTAACAGAATTGGAGGTATGATTATGTTATATAGAACATTACTGAAACTTAAAGAAAGAAATGGACTTACAGATGATTTGAAAAATAAGATTGATATTTTCTTTGCGACTGGCAGGATTACAGAGGAACAGTATAATGAGTTGATGGATATTAATAAGGAAGAAGAACCGAAAGCGGAAACTAATTAACTAAAGAGGGCTTTAGTTAAGCAATTCGCAAAATTACAAAAGAAAAGATAGAAAATCTCTCAATTCTTACAAAGGAAGAAAAAGATTATATTTTGAATTGATAAGTGAAAGGAGAACTATTATGGCAGTTGCACAAAATACAGTAATCATTGATGATGTAGAATACAAGCCTGGCGAACAGCTTCCGGAACTTGGCAGTATTCACCGAGTTTTCAAAGATGGTGGTAAACGTCATTATCAAGGACTTGCGAAAGACTCAGACAAGCTTCCTCTGTACGTTGCTAACAATTCATCATGTTTTATGACCGACACAGGAGAGTATTACAAATTTGATGAGAGTAAGAAATTGTGGTATAAACCTGATAAGATCGAACAAAGTAAAGTAACACCGATTGAAGTATATGGTGTTCTTAACGGAAAAATCAAACAGGTCTCAGAAGACGTAGAGGGAATTGCAACACCACTTTTATACAAAGGTTCAGTATCAGACATTTCACAACTTCCGCTATCTCCTAAGATTGGATGGATGTATAATATATCTGAAAAATCTATTTATGGAGAGGCAGGTATGAATGTCGCATGGACAGGAGAAATATGGGACACTCTTGGACCGGCTATTGATATGGCACCATACTTGAGAGAGGATTCCGAGATCATAACATCCTTGAAAACCAAAACGGAAAATCTGGAATCTGCGAATTACACCGACAGAGGCACCTTAGCTGATACTGACGCATTTCTGATCAATGACGGTACAGGAATGAAGAAGAGTGTGTTGAGTAAGCTGTCAGACTTTGTTCTTGATAAAATTGCTGACAAAGTATTCGAGAAGCTTCAGACGAACGACAAAACAATTCTGGGAGCGATTAACGAATTAAATAGTAACACAAAATACTCTGCAAGTCTGACACAAAGCCAGCGAATTGAAATCGAAGAAAATTCTATCCAAGAAATTACGTTTTATAAATTTGGTAGGTTAGTATCTGCGTTTATAAACATTAGTGTAAAAGCATTCCATCCATCTACAACCGATTTTGTTGATATATGCGATATTCCAGATGATTATTTACCAACGCATAATTTGATAATAAATTATGTTACTCAGGTAGGTACCACAATGCTTTTTCAAATACATCCTTTAAAAAAGAAAGCAAGTGTTTATGGCGTTAATGAATTAAAAAACGATTGGTTAATTCGACAAGTTTTCACATACATTTCTAAAGCTTAAATAGCAAGGCTACTGTAACTCGTCGAAATGATATTCCTCATAATGCAAGAGACATCTCTTTCTTTCAAACAATTCCCATTTAATTCATTAAAAAATGGAAAACTTTCGTAAAATCTCTACCTATTTATAAAGAACAGTACAAAGGTTAATTAAGAGTCGGTCAGATACAATCATCACAAATATGTTATTTAAGGAGAACTATATGAGAGGACTAAAACGTCAAAAACAAACAATATACTGGTCTATGGTGACAGAAGAACTTGACGGAATAGACACAATCAAGAAATATCAGAATCCAGAACTGCATTGCCTATCCGTGTCATCAACAGCCGGAACGCCGGAAGAATTATCTGCCGGGTACGTCCCGGACTATGACAGATACATCACGAATTTTGACCGTAGCTTTAAACCGCAGATTGCAGATGTATTCTGGATAGACTGCAAACCGGAATTGAACGAATCTGGTGAACTTATTCTGAATGAATCTGGAGCGCCTGCAGTCCCGCCGGATTACCGTCTGAAAAAGATTCTTGATACCCAAAGAGGGAATGTAGCGCGGTATGGTATCAAGTATATAGGAGATGGTTCGGATGGCGAATAAGACTATCAAAATGGAACTGTCGCATAAATCTATACAGGACACAATAAAACAGCTCAGAGCGTGTCAGAAGTCACTTGTAAGTAAGAATGAGGAATTTCTCCGCAGACTGGCAGAACTTGGAATCCCGGTCATAGATGAAAACATAGCATTGGCACAAGGCGATTCTGACAAAAATCATAATACCTATATCAGAATCAATAACTTTGGCGGCTATTCTCAGGCGACGCTTGTGTGTGAAGGCTCTGACCTTTTGTTCATTGAGTTCGGGGCGGGTATTTCGTATAACACTCCGGCAGGAACCAGTCCGCATCCCAAGGGGCAAGATTTTGGTTGCACAATCGGTTCATACGGGCAAGGGAATGGCAAGAATGAATCGTGGGTTTATTATGCCGATTCTGGCGAGTGGGTACGCTCTTATGGTACCGAAGCTACCATGCCGGTATATAAGGCAAGCATGAAGATTATGCAGAACATTAGGAAAATTGCAAAAGAAGTATTTTCTTCATAAAAATCCCATACAAAAACATACATCGAAAAATGATATACTGTAACATATAAAAGCATCTACCTGAGCGGTGGGTGCTTTTTTCATGCTCAAAAGGAGGTGCCCTATGCCGACTGTTATCTATCCTCCAGTAGAGGAAGCACTTTTACGTTGGAGCAAGATTGTTGGAGCATTTGTCGGCAAAGGCAATTACTCCATGGAAAAAAGCCAGACAATAGCGACAGACAAAAAGAAATATGCCCGGTTGTTTTTGATGGGAAATCCAACACAATCATCTAGCCTTGATGGAAGTGAATGCGCGACTGTGCTTTCGTTTCAAACTGAGAGCTACGCATCAGGTGTAAAAGCCTTGTCAACAGCGTACGAAATCGACAGTAAGAGTCATGAAGCCATGATTTCTATGGGATTCCGAAGAACATACGGGCCAGAAGAAGTTGCAAACTCCGAAAAGAGTTTTAAGCGAATCATAAGCCGGTACAGCAGAATTTACACCGGGCAATTATTGGAAGCGTAACAGCTTCTATTTTTTATACCAAAAAAGAAAGGAGAGTGTCTTATGAGTAAAGATAAATTACAATGGCTGAAAGCTGCGGGAATCAGAGCTGTTAAGACAATTGCTCAGACAGCAGTTGCGACAATCGGAACCGCAACAGTCCTTGGAAGTGTTGACTGGAAGATGGTCGTATCCGCGTCCGTTCTTTCCGGTGTTTTATCCTTGCTTACATCTGTAGCAGGGCTTCCAGAACTGAAAACAGGCACAGATGAATAGAAAGGATGGTGATCCTTTTATCTCCCGGATGCAGGGTTACGCATCAGAGCCACATGGCTCTTTTTTATTGTGATTTTATAGCTGAAAAGCAGAAAGGAGCCGAATATGGCAGCAAAACCAGCGATTGACCTTAGTACTATCGGTATGAAGGTTGCGATTGCATTTGAAACTATAGCGGGTACACGCCCGACAGACAAATACTACAATTTGCAGAAACCAAAATCCATTCCGGATATGAACCCGGAACCTGACACTATCGACACTACATCTCTGAACGCGACAAAATACAAAACATCTGTTCCGGGACTTCTTGATTTATCAGGAGCCATGGGATTTACATTTGGTATGTCTCAGGTCTTTATTGACACTTGGGATAACATCTGTAATACATGGGACAAGAACAAAGCAGAAGGCAAAAGACCTTGGCTGGAAATTTATCATCCAGACCTTACAAAGGCTTGGTTTATTCCGATTGTACCTTCAAGACTTGGCGTTCCATCTGCCGAAGTAAATGCAGCATGGGAAGTTACTGCAAACGTAACAATTTCAGATGAAATCAAGATTGAAGAAAAAATTGAGCCGTCTGATGAAGATTTTCCATCTCCACTCGGGGGCTGATAAGCATCCCGCCATTGAGTCAAATCTATGGCGGGAATTTCTATTTTAATTTGGGAGGATATATGATATGACAAAATTAACAATTAATGGAACTGATTATATTATCAAATTTGGTTACAATGCGTTCTGCGATACAGATCTTATGGAAAGAGTTCAGGACTTGGCAAAGCTTTTTAAATCAGCAGAAATCGAAACAGATGGAGACGTTTCCGGAATTGGAAGAACTAAAGACTTATTCTGCGTAATCAGGGAGCTTCTTTTTGTTGGATTTAAAAAATACAATCCGGCAGAATCATTGCAGGAAATTGGAAATTTACTGGATGATTACAAAGATGAAGAAACCGATGAACCAAGAGGACTCTTACAGTTGTTCGGCATTCTTTCCGATGAGCTTATGAACGCGGGTTTTTTAAACGATATTCTTCAGAATCCGAATCCGGAGATGGAGAATGGAGTGAAAGCACCACAGGATCACAAGAAACCAGCCAAAAAGTAAAAAAAATTCAGAAACCATTTAGCCGATATGTTATGGAAGATTTACTCCCGTTCTATATTTATAACGGAGTTTCAAAAGCAGAGTTTATGGACTCTGAGCCAAGAGAGCTGGAATGCTACGATTTAGCATATAAGTTTTCTGAGGACAGAAAGAATTTCCACGAACATATGCAGGGCGTGTACACAGTAGAAGCTCTCAAAGCTACCGTATGCAATATGTTCAGAAAAAACGGTCAAGCGCCATATGAGTATCCATCAGAGCCATTCAGAATCTTTCCGCTTACCGCAGAGGAAGAAGAAGAGAAAAAAGAAAAGGAATTGCAAAAAGCAATTAATTATTTTGATGCGCTTGCTGCGGATTCTAAGAAATATAAGAAAAAATAAAAAACGGGACAATTATGTTTTCCGATTTAAAATCGGGAAGCTCAAACTGTAGAAAACCAGATGGAGGGGACATTTTTGTCCCCTCTTTTTTACTATAAATATTTTTTTGAGAAGGGAGTGAGAATATGGCTGACAATACGATTGATACCTTGGCGATACAAGTCAGCAGTGACGTTTCCAGTGCGTCGAGATCAATCAATGATTTGTGCAATAAATTCGACCGATTAGACAGCTTGATGTCCAAAAGCGTAGGCTTGATGAGAAATTTTTCTAAATCTATCGGTACTCTCAGTTATGCCGTGCAATCTATCAAAAGTATTGATACAAGTAAGTTGAATAGCATGGCCGCACAGCTCGAACGTCTCAGTAAAGTGAATTTGAGCAATCTTGAAAACAAGAATCTCAAAGTAAATGTAGAGATTAACTCAGCAGATATGTCTGAAAAATTGAAATATTCTGTTGAAAAATCTTTAGAGACTACCAGAATAGACGCATCTGCATTGTCCAAACAGCTCGCAAGCGCATTTGAATTAAAAGGCGGCGCCGCTTCCAAACTTCAAAGACAGATAGATTTGTTGGCACAGCAGCTTACAAATTCATTTGACGGACAAAGCTTTACAGCCGGTGACTGGGGAAAGACTCTGGATGATATTGCAAAAAGCATTGAGCAGAGCGGGAAAATCGTAAAATCCAATCTCGGAAGTTATCTGGACGGTGCCGAACAGGAATGGCAGGATTTTTACAATTATTTTAAAGGTAAGAAAATTTATGTTTCCGATGTGCTTAAATTCAATGTTGGAAAAGGCGAGTTCAGAGAATTACTTCAACAGCACCTTGGAAATATTACCGTCGATGCAACAAAAGGAATTAACCTCGATTCTGCATGGGGCGAACTGGCAGAAAAATTTCCTACATTAATTCCAAAGGATACCGTAAACGATGCGGAACAGTTAAAAACTGTATTGGAAAACCTTAAACAGGTAAGAGATTCCATCAAACCAATATCAATTCAGGCGTTGTCTGGTTCAGATGCAGCAATGGCATCGGACAGGGTGTACAGCTCGGTAAATGAGTTAGGCACGCAACTCGGTGCGTCAATCCAGAGAAACATTGCGTCTGCCATGGAGTCTGCAAACGGTCAGATTCCAATTGACATAAAGATTAATGAAGAAAAGATTGCCAGAGATATCAGAAATGCCATCAACAAGGCATCCACGCTTACCTATGACCCGGTAAAAGTAAATCTTTCAATTAATACGGATGAGCTCAAGAACAATATCGAAGCAAAATTGAACGGTCTGGATTTATCGACAGTAAACAGCCAGTTACAGCAGTTCACTCAGTCCATGAGCACGCTTGGCAGCCTTAATTTGAAAGACAGTGGATTAAACTCATTCGTAAATGCAATCCGCAGACTGAACGAAACATTAAACTCCACAGGTGATGTGTCTGGAAAGATTCAGAACATGATTTCCGAATTATCTGGTCTTAGCAGTATTCCAGACGTATCAAACAATGTAAACCGGTTTGTTTCTTCATTGGCAAGATTGGCGAATGCCGGCAGCTCTATTGATGCAGTTACATCTAAACTTCCGAACCTTGGCGAAGAGCTTAGAAAAATCATAGTTTCGTTCTCTGGAATAGGTAATATCTCTCAACCAATTAATACATTTGTTCAGTCAATATCTCAGTTGGCAAATGCAGGGGACAAAACCGGAAAGACAGCAACTCAGCTTAATGATCTGGCAAAAAGCTTAAAATCATTCTTCCAGACGATGAGTACCGCTCCTAGAATCAGTAGCAGTACAATTCAAATGACGCAGGCCATTGCTCAGTTGGCAAATTCTGGGGCAAATGCTGGTAGGGCGGCAAGGTCTACTGCGAGTGCTTTTTCCAGACTGGGACAGGGTGCGGCTGCTTCGACGGGAAAAGTTAGAAGACTCGGTAATGCCGTTGGAAATGTAGGAAGTAAAGCTAAAAAAAGCTTACCTAGCATTATGTCCTTGGTTGCGAAGTTCTGGACGTTGAAATTTGTTGTTGGAAAATTCGGTAGCGCAATTGAAAGTTCCATGAACTTCCTCGAAGATTATAACTACTTTCAAGCGGCGTTCCGTCAGGTAGCAGATAAAGCAGGAAAAACTTGGTCGGAAGCAGGGTATGACTCCGCAGAAGCATACGCGGATTCATTCAGCCAGAGAGCCAGAGAACTTACATCTAAAATGTCTGGATTTGATGTTTCCGACAACGCGATTCTGACCGCAAATAAATCAGGTAAATCACTCGGTATGGACCCGTCCATGCTCTTGAATTATCAAGGCCAGTTTGCACAATTGTCGTCCTCTATGGGAACAACTTCTGAACAGGCATTAAAACTGTCGAATGCATTAACCATGATCGGCGCCGACCTTGCATCTGTTAAGAATCTTGATTTTAGCACAGTTTATGAGAACTTGTCCTCTGGATTAGTAGGTATGAGCCGTGCTGTAGACAAATATGGTGCAAACATTCGTGTGGCAAACTTACAGCAATATGCGGCAAATCTTGGCATACAAACGTCTGTTTCTAATATGGACCAAGCAAGCAAGGCAATGCTGAGAACAATAGTGATACTGGATTCCACCCGGTACGCATGGGCGGATATGGCAAATACAATCAATATGCCAGCCAACCAGTTGCGTATACTTCGTGCAAACTTAGTATCTTGTGCCAGAGCATTAGGGAACATCTTTATGCCTGTAGTTGCGGCAGTGCTTCCATACATCAATGGTCTCGTAATCGCATTTCAAAGACTTTTGACATACATTGGTTCACTTCTTGGAGTTGATACCAAAATCGGAAAAATGTTCGGTTCTATCGGCGGTGGAAGCGAAAATCTCTCGAATGCGCTTGATTCCATAGACGATTCTGGAATTTCAGATGTAGATGATGCTACAAAAGATACAGACAATAATCTGAAAAATGCAACCAAGAGCGCAAAAAAATTAAAACAGTTCCTCGCATCTTATGATGAACTTGAAATTATGAGCAAAGACGATAGTTCTCTGTCTGACCTTGCAAATTCTAAAATTAAAACGCCAAAAATTGACACATCTGCGATTGACGCAGGAATCCTCAATGATGCACTGGATAAACTTTTGAACGAATACCAGAAGAAATGGGATGCCGCCTACAATTCCATGGAAAATAAGGCCATGGCATTCGCAAATAAGGTCACAGACACATTTAAGAAACTTGCAAAAGCCGCAGAACCTACCACAAAAGCGCTGAAAAATCTTTGGAACAATGGATTGAAACAGCTCAGAGATTTCACATGGACAGCATTAAAAGATTTCTGGAATCATTTTTTAGTTCCGCTTGGCAAGTGGACACTTGGGGAAAAAGGATTACCACGACTAATCAATGCTTTTAATGATTTTCTCGTGAAAATTAACTGGGATAAAATCAACGCTTCCCTTGTGCAGTTATGGGATGTGTTAGAGCCATTTGCTGAGAATGTCGGAACAGGATTACTTGATTTCTTTGATGATTTCTTTGATAAGGCGGCAGATGGAGTTAATAAACTTCCTGATCTAATTGACAGGTTCAAAGAGTTTATCGCAACATTTTCGCCAGAACAGGCACAGTCTATTGGCTATTTCCTCGGACAACTCCTGACAGCTTTTGCAGCATTTAAAGGACTTACATGGTTCGGTGGCATTTTCGGTAAAGATGGAATAATCGGCAAAGGCATTACCATGTTAGCGGCACATCCATACGCTTCGATAGCGGCAGGACTTGGTCTTACTGTTGCCGCACTTGATAAGTTCGGAGTGATTGATGTTGATTGGGATGGATTATGGACAAGAATTGGAAATCTCAAAGACGTAATTGTAAATTTCATCAAAAATATTGACTGGGATTCATTGGTAAAAACAATCGGTGATGTATGGGATGTATTTCAGCCGTTTGCTGAGGGATTCGCAGACGCATTTATAAATTTCTTTGACATAATGCTCAATGGCATTGGAGCACCACTAATTAATACATTAGTAAAAGTACTGGATGCATTTGCAAAAGTGTTAGGAAAACTTTCTCCTGAGTCAATATCTGCAATAGGAAATGCGCTTGGAATTTTCTTCGCAGTAAAAGGAACTATTAAATTTTCGAAAAATATATGGAGTGTGGTTAGTTCAATTAGTGGACTACGAACGATATTCAATGGTCTTGGCTCTGTATTATCTACAGCTAGTGGTGCGTTACAGACATTTTTTGGTTCTGGACTCGGTTCTACACTTGCGGCAGGATTCGCAGACAGTCTGGTTGTCTTAGGCACTGCAATGGCGGGATTCAACCTTGGGAAATGGATAAGCGTTAATCTGTTCGGCGGCGAAGATAAAACCTTCGGGGAATTTTTGGAAGATAATGTATTCGGTTATCAAAAAGGGGATTTTACCGGAGCTATCAACGAATGGATGAAAGATATATTCGGAGTTGGAAATAAGCTTACAGAGGACGACTTAAAAGTATTCCAGGAATATGAAGATGCCATTCTTAGTCTGGTTCACGCAAGCCAGATTTCGGGTGAACAAGCATGTCCTTTATTAACATTCCTTTCTGAATTAAAAGACAATGGATATAGCACAGAACAGGCATTGCATGAACTTGAACTTAAACTCAATAATCTAGGGATTTCATCAGAAGATTTTGAGAATGCGATAGCAGGAGTAAATAAACCGGTCAAAGACCTTGGAGACACAGCAGAAACATCCTCTAATCAGTTCTCAAACATGGCTGATCGGATTAACAATGTTTCGTTTGAAGATATCTCAGAGCAACTTACAGGATTCCAGACGCTTATCCAGACCGTAGACTTTGCTACTTTGGTAACTGATACGGCAAATGCAATTGATGAAATGGGTGGCATCTGGGAAAACGGAAAACAGATTCTCGGCGAAAAAGCATTGCAGATTTATCAAGAAATTGCAAAGGGATTAGAGCCAGACGACAACGGTTACTATACTTTAGCAAACGGGCAGATGGTGCAGTTTGGAAAAGGTATTTCTGACTATGAAAGTACTCTACAAAGCACAATGGATTCAACTCTGCAAGGGGCAATCAAGGGCGTTCTGGATAACAATTCTGGTTTTGAATTAGTTACGGAACTCGGAAAGAATCAGATTCTTGCCGTAGGTAGTGGGATTGAGCAGAACGGCAGCAAAGTCACTGAAAAGCTCAACTCAACAATTCAATCATCTGCAAAAGATGCAGAAGAAACTGCAAAATCAAGCGGTAAAACCCTTGGAAGCAACATTGCAGAGGGATTGCAGTCTGGGATTGACGGAAAGAAAGAATCCACAAAGACTTCGATTCTTGACCTAATGAATAACAGTGTAAAAGCCCCTGCGCAGGAAGCAGTAGACTCCCATTCTCCGTCCAGATGGTTCAAGCAGCTTGCAGAATACTGCGGTCAAGGATTCCGAAACGGATTAGAGCCGGGCTTTTCTGCGTCGTTCACATGGTTTGGAAGAATCCGAAGCAGAATCAGCAATTCCATTGGAAACCTGTATAATGTCGGCTGGAACTCTATTATTGGCTTAAACAATGGAATCGTAGGCGCGGCACAACAGCTTTATGCAAATGTGCAAAAAATCGCGCAAAATATATCAAATACGTTCCGCAAAGTTCTCAAAATTCACAGCCCATCTCAGGTATTTGAAGAACTTGGTAGCTACACCATGCAGGGCTTTCAGATAGGTATGCAGAACATGATTCCGGCATTGCAGTCTACAATCGGGGATATAAGCACATCTATACAGGGTATTCAGCTTCCGCAAATGGAAGCAAATATAAAGGCTGTTCCGACTGCCAAAATGTATCAGAAGCCGGTATCTGCGAATAGTACTTTTGGTGACGATATTCGCCGTGAAGTAATTGCAATCAGTAACAACACATTCGACAACAATCAGAATATCGCACAGGTTATCCGAGAAGCTGTCAAAGGCATGGCAATTTATGCAGATGGTCACTTAGTCGGATATTTGCAAGAGGAAAACGAACAGTTCAGAAACCGCAATGGATTCGGATTATTTGAAAGGTAGGTGAGGTAAATGAGTGATTTTATTGCAGGTAGCAGTTTTGAGGGATGGCTCTTGAAGTATGGAAGCAAAATTGTTCCAAACAAATACCTCGCCTACGATGATTACACTGCAACTCCAAACCAGAGAACAGAAGTAGAAGCATACAGGGACTTGAATAATCTCTTGCACAGGGATACAAGCCCGAATTTTAAGACAAAGATTGATTTCAATACCAGGCCTCTTTATCTGGCAGAGAAAATGGAGTTGCAGTCCGTATTTGCTTCTGGACTGGTAAATAGAGCACAAAGAAAGTACAAGGTTACGTATTGGGATGACGAACAGAACACCTACAAAACAGGTGTTTTTTATATGCCCGATGTGGATTACAAAATTATCAATGTGGACGAAGAAACAAAGAACATTCTTTACAACAAGATGCGGTTCGCACTGATCGAATACTAACAACCAGAGCGCATGGGCGTCACAGCTCATGCACTCTTTTATTTTATAGACGGGAGGATGATTATGGCAGATACAGTATCTTTTGACAGTTTATTGAATACGACGGCCGGGATGACTGCTGTTGTCAACAACACAAAACACGACGAGGATGTAGTTAGCGTCACAGGCGTTGATTGGTTTACCTACGCAGGAAAGACCGCCAGTACCATATATGTTTCTGGAAACAATTTCATCGGATTTGGGCAAAACGCCGAACAACTCAAAATCTGGCGTAGGGATGGCGCGGTTTATTATATTTACCGACAGGAAGGAACACTTACGTCGGGAAAAAGATTCATCAAAATCAGAGTTGAAGGATACGTACATTATTCAAGCACATCATCGTCATATGCGCTGAAATACGAAGTATTTCTGATAGAAGGACAGACATTATTTATCAATGTTATTCAGATACCTACAAGCAGTTCGTACACTGGCATGTCATCAATCATTGACGGCAAAACCATAACATATCTGACTATTTCCGTAACTTCTACAGTGCCAATTTCGATTCTAGTAAAAAACGCAGGTGTGTCGCAGATAGTTAGCTATGAGAAATTTGTTGAAGACAAATACGTCACTGGAATTACTGTGTCAAAAATGCCAAATAAGACCACGTACTATCAGGGTGAATTATTCGACAGCACAGGACTTGAAGTATCAAAGACATACAATGATGGAACATCAGAATCCACTACCGATTATGAATTATCAGGATTTGACAGCAGTTCCGCAGGCACAAAGACCATAACCGTTACCGTATCCGGCAAAACCACAACATTTGAGATTTCCGTCTCAGAAGCTTCTATTACCGCCATATCAGTAACGACTATGCCAAGCAAGGTGAATTATCACATAGGAAAAGAATTTGATTCTACAGGTATTGTGGTGACTGCAACGTTAAGTGATGGAAACACTATAGACGTTACAAAGGATTGTACATATTCTGGGTTTGACAGCAGTTCTCCAAAAACAAATACGATAACGGTAACCTATGGAATATTAACAACTACGTTCGATATTACAATTATGCAACCATTGAGTATAACTGGCGGAAACTATTCATCAGACACATACTTTGTTGGAGAAACTACAGATATATCCGTATATAGCATAACTGTTTCATATTCGGACGGCTTCGAGTATGTAACAAGTGGATATACAGTTAATAATGTAGTGGTCACAGAACCGGGCTCGTTACTGATAACGGTTGAGTATTTTGGAGTGTCAACGACCGTTTCAACAAAAGTTTTAGATTCCTTTTCGGTGAAAATCGGAACGCCTACTAAAGATGATGTAACTGCAATATTCGATCTCGAAACAAATATATTGAGTATTTCGGGAACCGGCGAATTTAATAATAACTTATCTGACAATGCAGAAGGTATAGCCTGCCCAAATTCATTATACACAAGATGTAAGCAGATTGTATTTAGCGACGGTATTACTAAGATTCCGAGTAATTTCGGTAGTAGATTTTCAAGCTTAGAAAATCTTGTATTTGGAAATGATATATCCGAAATTGGTGTCGGTAACTTCAATAAATATCTAGGGACATCTTTATCTTTTTCAGAATCTTTTGTAAAAATTTCAAGTGGTTGCTTTAACGACTGTCCGAATCTGTCAGAATTGACATTTCACGAAGGACTCGAAGAAATTGGGAGAAGTACATTCTGTGGTTGTTCTTCGTTGAAAAATTTGATTCTTCCATCGACACTCAAGAGTATGTCATATTGTTTCCAAGGGGGCACTCTTGAAAACTTGGAAATAGGAGGCAACGATGCAATATTTGCATCGTCTGGCGAAGGGGGCACTATATATAATATTTCTGCAAAAAATCTAGTTATTCGCGGAGGTACTATTTATAGTAATGTTTTTAACAGGAAGAACATCGAAACGTTGGCTTTAAACGGGACTGTAAAATGGAATGGCACTGGTCAATTTGCTACATGTTCAGAATTAAGATCTATATCAATAGGGAAAGGTATATCAAGTATTCCTGTTTCCTGCTTTGCCAGTTGCGGTCTTCTGAACAATGTTGTTATTCCGGATAGTGTTACGGAAATTGGTGTAAATGCTTTTAGCGAATGTACCTCACTAAATTCGATAGAATTATCTAATAAGATTAAAAAAATTCCAGATTATTGTTTTAGTAAATGCGGCTTTGAAACGTTTACGATTTCAGATGACTTGTCAATAGAAGAACTTGGAAACGCACTATTCCAAGCTTGCTCCAAATTAAAAACAGTATATATTGGAAAAAATGTAAAAACTATTGCTAGTGGTGCTTTCGATGGTAATTCTGGTATAACGATTAAAATTAACCAAACAAAAGATTCCATATCTGGTTCTCCTTGGTCAGCCTCAAACGCAACAGTTGAATGGGCGGAAGTTCAACTTGTCAAAATTGAGATTAGTTCATTGCCGCATAAGCTGAAATACAAAAAAGGGGAAAAATTTGATAGCTCTGGATTGATTGTAAACGCAACTTATGACGATGGAAGAGTAGAAGAAACAACAAGCTATACATTATCAAATCCAGATATGTCAACCGCTGGAGTTAAGACTGTTAATGTAGCTTACGAAACACAATCCACTACCTTTGATATTGTAGTCATAGAGATCATCAAAATAGAAATCACGGCTTTGCCAACTAAAGTAGAATATTCCAAAGGAGATACACTAGACACTTCTGGGATGCTAATTTCGACAGTCTGGACAGATGGCTCAAAAGAAGTTTTAACAGACGGATATACTGTGTCTGATTTGGATAGTAGTGAAGCAGGAGAAAAGACTATTACAGTTACATACCAGTCGTTTACTGCAATGTTTACCGTTGAAGTAGTTCCTGATACTGTCGGAATCCGTATTTCTCATTACCCAAATAAGATTTATTATAGAATTGGGGAATCGTTCGACCCAACCGGGTTAACTGTAGCGGCAGTAAGACAGGACGGAACCGAGAAAGAAATTACAGATTATGATATTTCTGGTTTCGATAGCTCCACCGCAGGTTCTAAGACTATCACAGTTTCTTATAATACAACAACCAACGGAGTTTCCAAATTTGTCGGCTCTGATAGTTTTCAAATTAAAGTCACGAACGACGGGAAAAACCCATTTGATGATAGTTCAAGTGGTGGCTCTGGTGATGTTGAAGAAGAGAAAACCGAGCCAATAGAAATAACAGTACACTGGATTAACGGAGAATTTGCTGACCTTACAAACGAAAATATCGACCAGAAGACGATTACTTTACAGGAGTCAATTTGCTCTGAACAGTATTTTATCTTCGGCGGTTGTGTCTGCAATCAGATAACGTTTCAGGCTCACCACGACCAGTTTAACGGTACCTCGGAAGAGTTTTACCCCTCTGGAAAAATTGAAGTTTACATCGAGAGAAAAGGAACAAGAATCAAAATTTTCACAGGTGAAATCGACAGTGCGGAGCGGAAAGCAAACTCCCTGACACGTAATTTTATCGCATATGATTATCTGTATAAATTACGAAATACTGACATTGCTCGATGGTATAAAAACCAGACGACTGATAAGAAGAAAAAGCTGACTCAAAAGCAATTCAGGGATAAATTATTTGAGTTTTTGGGACTCGAACAAGTTAGTACAAAACTGCATTGGGACGACACCTATGTGCCTGATACGAATAACTCAAATGAGATGAATGTAGTGAACATTCTGAAAGATTTATGCTTGCAGAATGACCGTTTTGGATGGATGAACAGGGATGGCAAGTTTGAGTATCTGAAGCTTCGCCAGAACAGCTATAAATACGGGCAGACCACTGGTAATCAGAACATTTATAAATACTACAATAACGAAGAAGTACACCTTGATACGTTCAAAAGTTTTACCGCAAAAGAGGGCAGAATCTGGTTCCCGAATATTATATTTTGTGACCCCGACCCGAATAGAGCCTTTGGCTTTACACAAGGCGACTATACAGCACAAGAAGCGTATGATAACAACGTTTATTACAACAGAAACAGCTTCTTTGTCGGGAATGAAGATTGGTTGAATTACGTTTGGGATGCCGACGAATACGGCGGTATTTCAAGAGCTGAGCCGATTATGAAAATTTGCTATGGCGTGTTCGTAAATCAAGATTTGCGGAAATATTATCGCGCGCAGGGATATACTGCCGAAGTTCAAGGAAACCCACTGAACATGGTAGGACAGGCAGTCGAACTTTATTACAAAAAGCAGATTCAGCACGACGATCAGGAGCCTACAGAACTGCAATGGTACGTCCATTCATACATCATGAGCAGGACGCTCAAAATCGGCGTTACAGACATGATAGACACCTATTCTGCCAACAATGCGCCGTTCAATAGTAACAGTCAGCAGTTGGGAAAATATACTCCTGAGATATCCGCAACTGTCAACCGCACCCGATCAGAAATGCCTACGATCAGCTATGCGGAATTTACGGACGGTTCGGATTCTGAATTTTCACCAGCAACGATTGACGATTTTACAGACGGTTCTGGTGGTTCTGGCAGTACTTCTGAACAATTAAAGAAAACACAATTAAGATGTGTAAAACGAATAAAAAAAGCTGATTATGACGCTCTAGTAGCTTCAGGAACCGACCGGGCAGATACACTATACTTTACTTTTGAGGAGAGCTGATTGGATGATATATAAGGCATTTTTGAACAGACAGGAAATCACTGGGTTTCCTGTTAAAGGCAAGGAAACAAGTGAGATATGGGGTGGAGATACATTATTGTGGAGGAAGAAATCAAAGGGGATTTTTAAGTTTGAATATTTTGAAACTATAGAGTTTGGAGTGAAAGGAACAGGACTAAACATTGATTGGGGAGATGGGACAAGCGAATATCTAGCCGATAAACATAAAAATGTAAACCTTTATGACAAAAATGCTCAAGCAGGATATTTGACGCATAGCTCAGGAACTAAGACATATACCGCTACAATCACAGGAAATATTACAGATATGGTTTTCGGAAGAATTGTTGGAGTGAATCATTACGCAGGTGGACTGACAAGAGTTCTTTCTCCGCTTCCGGCTACTTCCAATTTCCCATACTCACAAATCGGTGCTTTTTTATTTGACGAATGCATTAATTTACAATCTGTTCCAGAAAACTTTTTTTCATTAGTTCCGAGTTTAACGGAACTTGCTTTTACATTTTACAAAGTAAATATCAGTGAATATCCAGAAACTATGTTTGACTACTTACAAAATTTAGCAACGATTACTTCAACTTTTTCAAATTCTTCAATAGAGAAAGTTTCTGGGAAAATGTTTGGAAAATGTAGCAAATTAAAACAAGCAAAATTATTATTTTCTGGATGCTCAAAGCTTACAACTGTCGAAGAAGGATTTTTATCTACTCAAAGTTTATCTGATTTTATTAACAATTTTAATGGATGTAAAAAATTGGTAACAGTTGGCACAGATTTTTTGAAAAACGTAGACATAGATAATTCAACTCGAGGATTCGAGAACGAATTTTACAATTGTTCAAATTTGCGCCAAGCACCCAATTTTTATGAAAAATATCCATATTTAGGAAAAAAAAAGACAGATGACTGCTATTATAACTGTAAAAGTTTAGGTTTTTATTCGTCATTGCCTAGCACTTGGAAATAATAAATAAGAGCGCATTTTCCATAAAAACCGAAATAAGTCCTTATTCGCCCAAAAACCATCAAAATTCCAGTCCTGACCGTACTAAAATGTAACTATATTAAAAATAAAAAATGAATAATTTGTAAACGTAAATTTTGCTTGTTTTCAGAATAAATCAATCATCTTAGAAATTATAAAAAATCAGATGAAAGTTTTCTGTCAACAAGCGATTTTCGTTTACATAATATCTCAATGTAACGTTACAATAACGTTACCAGTAACGCAATGTAACGCAACAGAATAAGAATAAGAAATAGAATAAGAATATATATTAATTATATATACGAGATATATATTAATCGTCAAATAAGCCTTATTTGACCCTGACATTCTTAATTCATTTCAGCCCAAAATGAACCATTTTTATTAACGACCTCGTATTTGGCTCATATAACGATTTTACGTGCAATTCGATAAAATCCTCGAATGATATATAAAAATTGATTCTAGGGGCAGATACGGAGCTTACAAGGTATATTTAACAGAAAGGAGCAACGTGATATGACAAACGAACAGAAAACAGTTCTCAGGAAGATTATTTACGCAGTCGAAACCGGTGGACAGGTTTACGGACAGCAGGATTATTCGGACTTCACAGAAGCCTATGAGAATAATTCAGATGAACACGCAATCACGATTGGAGCAGGAGCGTGGTACGGAACCGAAGCCAAGACGCTTTTGGAACGAATTTACGATGCCAGCCCGAAACAATGGGAGAAGATAGACAAGGTCAGACTTTTGGAACAAGTTCAGACTGCAAACTGGGAATGTTTCAATATTTCCAGAGTGTCACAGCTTGCCGACACTATAGTTGCTCTTATTTCGTCCGATTTGGGCATTAAATGCCAAGATAGCCTTATGGATGAACAATTAGCCACCTATACAGAAGAAGCCCTTAAGCAGGGCGTTACGGATGCCAGAGCGCAAGCTATGTGTGTGAACTTTAGGCACCAAGGCGGACAGGGAGCAGTAACAAGGATTCTGGCAAAGACTCAGAAACCATATACACTCGATAATCTCTATGCAGCCTGCCAGACCGATACAGGAAACCAAGTCGGGGCATATAAGAGCCGGCAGAGATTTGTTTATAACGAATTAAAGACATATTTTCCAGAAAGTGAGGAAACAGGTATGAACGCAATTAATAAATTAATCCAGATCGCAAAGAATGAAATCGGATATCTTGAAAAGGCAAGCAATAGTCAGCTTGATAGCAAGACAGCAAATGCCGGAGAAAATAATTATACAAAATACTGGCGAGATATTAAGCCGGATTATCAAGGACAGCCATGGTGCGCTGCATTCGTTTCATGGTGCATGACGAAAACATTCGGATTAGACACAGCAAAGAAACTTTTGAAACACTGGCCATACGTTTACTGCCCGACAATGGCAGATTTGTTTACTCTGAACAGCAATCCAAAAGTTGGAGATATTGTTATTTTTTATCGAAATGGCACATTTACACACACTGGAATCGTAATAAAAGTGTCAGGAGATCGGTTCTGGACAGTCGAAGGAAACACTTCTGGTGGCTCTACAATTATCGCAAATGGCGGTGGTGTATGTCAGAAAAGTTACTACAACAGTAACCTTCCGGGAACAAAATTCTGCACCCCAAATTACAGTTTAGTTAAAAATACAACGTCGGATTCAGACTCGGATGTAGTCAAAAAGCAGAATACCAGAGCCTACATTGCACAGATAAAAAAGGACACAAAATGTTATGCAAAATCAAGCAAAAAAAGCCCGTCAAAGCTGTTTCCAAAACTGAAAAAAGGTGCAGTTGTAGAGGTGATGAAGTACACAGAAACCGACAGCTCGGGGCTGAAATGGTACTTCATCCGCATCCCGCATCCGACAGAAGGATTTGTTTTTGAATTTATTCCGAAAGGAACATTCACTAGAATCACAGATATTTCTAAATGACAGTTGTAATATGACTTTTATAATGCTATAATAAATACGTTCGATATAGTAGTTCGTATTGCAAACCTTTTATTTATTAAGTGTTGAAAATGAAAATGACCGCCAATTACTCCTTCCCGGGTTGGCGGTCATTTTGCTGTCAACTTATGTAATTTTCATATTTTTCTTTGATTTCTTTTGACCCATTCTGCCTTATCTGGACAATGTCCCCAGAATCCATGACGAAATTATCGCCTGCCGACTGAATGTGATCCATGTTCACCAGATAACTCTGATGGCAGCGCAAGAATCGCTTATCAGACAGCTTTTCTTCCAGATCGTTCAGCTTGCAAGTGGTCACGAAACATCGGTTATTTGTAGCGAAAATATGGCAAACTCTTGCCTGGCTCTCGACGTACTCAATTTCATCGTATTTGAGCCGGTTTATCTGCCTACGGAATTTGAACGTCAATGTTTCATCCCTCATCTGTGACAGAATCTCGTCAATAGCCCGGTATATTCTACCGTATTCCTTGCCCTTGACCGCATACTGCATAGCGCCGACGTCAAATGCTTCTTGCAAATGAGAATCGTCGGCTGTCCAGAAGATAATCTTTCCATCATATCCAATATCCCGAAGCCGGTTCGCAATCTCCAAACCGTTCTCATTTTCCAGAATCATATCTAGTACAATTACATCGTACCATTTACCCTCTTTCACATCTTCAACAAGCGGATAACCTGCTGAATATTCGCTAATTTCATACCGGTAATCTCCTTTGCGCCGCAAGAATCCCGATATGTGCTCTTTAAACAAGTCAACTTCAAGCTGATTATCGTCACATATGGCTATTCTCATATGCGCGCCCTCCTTTCGTAGTCTCAATTTTGCCAAAATACACCATGATTTTGACAGTACACACATTTTTCTTCCTGTTCGTGGTATTATTGTCCCACAAACAAAGTGTAGCACTTAAAATTGTTAGTGTAAAGCGTTAAAGTTTGACATAATTCGCAAAATATGGTTTCTGTGTCCGAGAGGATGTGTGGATAAAGAAACTGCCTGTAAGAACGACAGGCAAAGAGAAAGAGGGGCGGTTGCCCCTCTTGTTTAGTTTAATATGATGCGTGTGCTGATATTTCTACGTTGTTATGTTCGGGCAGATTACGAGACCCACTAATTTCAAATACAGATGTTTCACCACTATTTACATCATCTGCATAGCCATAGAATCCACCGACAACACTGTCATCTTGTTCAAGAAGAACAGTTATACAAACAGAACTGTAATCATCCGCAGCATTACTTGTGATTTCACCGGTAATAGTCGTTCCGAAGTCGTCTGGTATTTCGGAAAGATTAGATAAAGTAAAATCTGAAGTACTTGAATCGTTTACAAAAGCATCTGATACATCAGAATCACTGTATGAAACAGAAAAATCTACAGATGCAGGGTCATACTCACCAACATTTATATCGTCTGCCGCAAACACCGTATCACCGGCGGCGATTGACGAAAAGGCGTAATCGTCACTTTTTATTATTTTTCCGTTAGCGTCTTTAATGGCGATTTTCAATGTTACATATCCGTAACTATTAGAACCTGAATTAGAGAGCTTGGCGCCGTATGTGACATAACGGTCGTTACTATATTCATTGGTCAGAACAGACCATCCGCTTTGCGTTACCGTAATATCGTTATTCTTTTTCTTCTTTTCTTTCTTGGCTTCTTTTCCTTTCTTTTCGGATTTTGGCACCTGCAATTCGTCAGAACTAAGTGAAACACTTCCGCCTTTGGCGTATACAGGGACACTCAGAGCCATAACACCACATAAAACTAATGCAATAATCTTTTTCTTCATATCATGCCCTCCCTTGTTCTTAAATAAATCTCATATACTGCACTGCAATAAAAACTACTTCAATAATTCCGACAATAATTCCGAACCATGAGCCAATATGCCTATATTCCTCTTTCTTTGTGCCAATATCTACTAATCCTACAATTGCTCCTGCCAGAGCCAGTGGAAACGACAGGATAATTGGCAACGGAAGAATGAATGCCACACCTGCCAGAATACAGGAAATAACGCTCAGGGTTGAATCTTTCTTCTTTTCACCTTTGCTCATACAATCCCCTCCCTTTGTTAAAATTTTACAATATTATACCACCTCATACAAAGTGTGCATAGTAAAATATCAAAAAAGTAGATTATTTTTGCAGAAAAACTCCATGATTTTACACTTTCCAGAAAAACTACACAAATTCGTGCTATAATGTATGATATATTTTTAGAAAGAGTTGGTAATAATGGAGAAGAATAACAAATATAGGATAGTCGTACTCATCCTGATATTATGCGAAATATTCTGTGCGGTGCATATACCACCGCATGATATGGCAGAACACCGCCAAATAGATGCACAGATCATAAAGGAAGTTGCAAAGCAAATCTACCCCGTCCAGATGCAGGAGCCGAGCGAGATCAAGAAAATTTGCAATGTCAGATGTTATATTCGCGAAAGCATAATTTTCTTTGAAATTGCGAAGTTTGCCTATGAAATAACAAAAGTCCATGTATATATTTGGCAGTTGCCAAGGGGGAATATCGGTGGTATAACGATGAAAATAAACTAATGTTCGGTTCTATTTCCCACAAGCCGGACATATGCTGTAATGTAGGTGGTAGTTGTGACAGGGAGGGTTATTTATGGATTATAAGAAAGAAATTATTGAGATGGTTGAAAAATGCACGAATAATCATTGGATAGAAGTGATTTATATATTTGTGAAAAGGCTAATCGGATAACATTAAAAAAGACAAGGGTTTGCGCATTACCCTTGTCTTTCTTTTTACTTGCCAGAAATCATATCAATTAGCTTTTCAAGATTATCCCATCCTTCGTCGTCCAATCTGGCCAACGCAGATACTAGACGGTGTCTAAAAGAATCTTCTCCAGCTGCAAGAACATCTGCAAGCATGGCTGAAATTTGCTTGTCTTTGATTCCAGAAACAAACATATCTCCTTTTCCAGTTTTGAGCCATTCTTGATTTACTCCTTTTTCCGACAACATTAATATATGTTGATTTGTTACATTTCTGCGTCCTGATTCAATATCAGAAACACCAGATTTTGTAATTCCAAGGAGCTCTCCAAATTTTTCCTGGCTTAAATTCATTGCCTTGCGCAATTCTTTTATCCTTTTGTTCATATTATCCTCCTTTCAATTATTACTATACCACTGATAAAGAAAAAAGTAAAGAAAAAAGTTCGCAAACAGAACGAAAATACGTTGACATAGTTCTGAAAGCGTGATATAGTATACGCAAACAGAACAAGAAGGGAGTGAACAAGATGTCAGAGAAAGAAAAAAGAATTGTAGAAAAGCTGAAAGAAGCGATTCCTAAGATGTCAGATTTCGACAAGGGATACATTCTTGGAAAGGTCGAAGGCATGGCAACTGATAAAGAACCTAGGAAAGAGTGTTCCGAACAGGAGGATGGTTAATGAGAGATAAGCCAAATAAGCAATTCTCTACATTTAAAGAGGATTTCGAAAATATCGGCATCCATCTCACAGACGAGCAATATTCAGACCTTTGTGACATTAACTTGTTTATGAAAGGAATGCCAGATATTCCAGTATACAACATCATACTAGTGTTAAAAACCCTTGGATTAATTCCAACCAAAATGATAGAGCAAGAAGCCAATCAGGACAGCAACGCCGATTTCAACGGCAGTTTTAAAGACGAATTTAAGAGAAAATTCGGAAAACTTAAAGAATGATTTTTTGATCTTGATTTTGTTTGGAGCATAAGATGATTTACCTAAATCAGTCAAATATACATTTGCTAAATCTGTTTGCAAATAATTTTTAGATTTAAGCAGATTTACATAATAATTATAGGTTTCGTGGTCGAGACCAGATAACTGTAAAAGTTCATACTGGTTGGCAAAATCATCTGTAGAGTTTTGAATTATAAATCCAAGAAAATCATTTTCATCTTTAATTATCAAATTCTTATCTCCTTTCAAGTTACTCGGTATGGTGGTACCTGTACTTACATTATAAAGAGATAAGAAGTAAAACTCAACAGAAAGGAGATATATGAACGAACTGAAAATTACAGAGTATAAGGGCATCCGAGTTCTTACTACACAGCAGATTGCTGAAGCGTATGGAACTGATACGAAAATCATTTCAAAAAATTTCAGCAGAAACAAAGAAAGATACATCGAAGGCAAACATTTCATTTGCCTTGAGGGAGAAGAATTAAAGGAGTTTAAAACGAAACGTCATTTTGACGATTCGTCAAGAATCAATAAACTCTACCTCTGGACAGAGAAAGGAGCCTTCCTCCATGCCAAGTCACTGAACACCGATAAGGCGTGGGAAGTGTATGACAGACTGGTGGATGAGTATTTCGAGAAGCCGAAATTACCATTGTGGACTATGGACGATAAAATCCAGATTCTTGCACAGGGAAACATCGAACTTAAAGAAAAGATTGAAGCCGTAAACGATGACTTGCAGGAGTTCAAAAGAGATATGCCATTGCTTGCACTGGAATGCCAGAAAATCACAAAGGCAAAGAATCAGAAAGTTGTCCCGCTGTTGGGCGGCAAGGACTCTCCGGCATACAAGGATAATTCCATCCGTCAGCAGGTTTACAGCGACATTGATGCGCAGCTTCGCAGAGAGTTTGGTGTGAATACTTACAAGGCGATCAAGAGAAACCAGTGCGATCTGGCGGTGAAAATCATCAATGAATATGAATTGCCAATGTATCTGAAAGACCAGATTGACAGTTCTAATGCGCAGATAAGCTTTGGTATGAACTGACAGGAGGAGATGAATTAAAGTGTTGAAACAATTTTTAAAAAGAATATTCTCACCGCAAATCATCAGAGTTCCAGATAAAACAAGAGTGATGTGCTTTTCAAAAAATGGGAACAAATATTTGAAAGTGTTCAATACTGAAAGCGGTGCAAACATCTGCTTCCAGGTGGAATCCATTGATTATGCAAACAGTGACCTGAAAGACGAATACCACCCAGAAACAATGTTCTCGGATATTGAAAGCAATCAAAGTGTCACGATTTTGAATCAGTAGGTGAGAAGATGAGCCAATCAAATGATTCTAGACATTTCACTGGAAAGAAATCTCCGTTCAGAGCACAGAAGCGGAAGAAAAAGGTGAAGGTGAAAAGGGTTCATAAGAATAAATATAAGAGAGGGGTGAAAAAGTGACAGAATTAAAAGTTATTAGAAATCTCGAGTCAGGAAAACTGATGCGCGGAGATAACGAACTCGGAAACGCAAAGTATTTCCTCAGGAAAGAAAACGGAGAAGAAGTGTATCTGGAAGATATAATCGCAAGTCTGGCATTCAGACTTGGAGAACAGGTGGAAGAAATTATTAAAAAGGGCATAGATGAACCATATCTTGCCTATGCCCTTGATGTTTTGTCTAATGCACGCAGATTAGGCATTTGAAACACTGGATGAACATTTTATTTCTTTCCCAAATTTAAGAAAAAGTGTTCATCGTGTGCTTCCAGAAGTTCAGAGAAATCTTTGCGAATTTGAAAATACTTTTGGCAAATATGAGCATCGTCAAAATAAGCATGTTCCAATTCGCGACTTAACTTCAAAATAGCTAAATCATGAGCAATTTGTAAATTGTCCATAAAAACACCTCCTTTCATAAGGAGAGTATATCACATAAAAAATCGGAGGGACATAAAAACGGTAAAAGCATTAATCCTGTCAGCTCTGATCGGCGGTATGTCACCGTACCTGCCGTTCTGGAGATTTGACAGTGCATCACAGCCGGTTGCAGTAGCAATCGTAATATTCGCATTAACATTCGTAGTTATTTACCCGGATGAAATTAAAAGAATCGGAGGTTATTAACAGTTAAATATAAATTATAAAATCATATAAGTGTATGTTGAGCTTTATAAGATATTAGAGTGGAATATATTTCCAGGCGTCTATAAATCTCAAAACTTATGGAGAAAAATTTGCAAGCTAACACTGAAACGTTAATGCAAATATGTACGGATACGTTAGTCCGGAATTTACGCCTATGGAGAGTACAAGAACTTGTGAGTAGATTGATATTTATATCATCAAAAGCATACTCGTTGAAGTAGGAATGGAACATAGAAGTTTATAACTTTTTATAAGTTTTCAGTAACGGAAAAGAGAGATGATTGAGACAAAAATGGGAGAAATCACACTTAAAGGCAGTAAAGCAGAATTAATAGCTGACTTAGCTGTTATCGTTCGTGGAATCAAAGAAACCATTATGGAAGATGGCAAAAAAAACAGAGAAATCTGTGAAGCAGGAGATTGACGAAGCGGTCAAAATCGGACTGATGAACGAAGAAGATTTTAAAACTATTCAAAAAGAAAAAATCAAAGAAGTTGTAAAAACATTATTTGATGATTTAATTGGAGGACTTTTCGATGAAGATAAATGATTTTGATAAAACCGTAGACGAACTGTACCAGTTATGCCGGAGAGTTCAGAAAGAAACCGGCAGAACGGTAGCATTTCATTTTGCAAACTACAAGATCGGATGCAGCTTGCACATCAACATATATAAGAAAGAATCCTTAAGAGAGTTTGATATGTACAGCATTGCAGAGGGCGGTTATCAGCAGGAAGAAAATGTGAAGAAAGTAACTGACCATTTAAACAAAATTTTGATGGACAACAAATGTCCGTATTGTGAGGAGGATTGCGATGGAGAAAGAAAATAAGATGGATTTCAGAGCAGAGACCGTAGCCGAGGAGTATGCGGAGCTGGTAGGCAGATTAAAGGCATTTGAAGCGTACCTGAATACAACCGAAGCAGATACGTATTTAAAGAAAGAAGTTTGTGCAGCTATGCTCGGACTGAATTTGGAGGAAAAGGAAAAATGAAATGCTATAAGGGATTTGACAAAGACTTAAAATGCCGTGATTTTCAGTATGAAATCGGCAAGGAGTATGAAGAAGAAAGAGCCGAAATTTGCGATACTGGATTTCATGCTTGTGAGAATCCGTTGGATGTATTTGGATATTATGTACCGGCTGATTCCAGATATTGCGAAGTCGATCTGGATGCAAACGATCAGAAGTCTGACGACAGCAAGAGAGTAGGAAAGAAGATTTCTATTAAAGCAGAAATCGGAATTGCCGGAATTATTAAAGCCGGTGTGGAGTACATCAAAGATCAGGTTAACTGGGACGATGATAAAAAGTCCAACACTGGAGACTGCTCAGCGGCAACCAACACTGGAGACTGGTCAGCGGCAACCAACACTGGAGACTGGTCAGCGGCAACCAACACTGGAGACTGGTCAGCGGCAACCAACACTGGAGACTGGTCAGCGGCAACCAACACTGGAGACTGGTCAGCGGCAACCAACACTGGAGACTGGT